ATGGATGGCGCACCCTGGATCACGGAACGTGCTGGTCGATACGACCATGTTCATGTATATCCGCCGAATGATCTGCATGAGCACCACATGTCACAGAGTTGCCCCTGCCACATTGATCTGCATATCGAAATGGTACGTAATGAATGTGGCCACCTGGGCTTCTCTCCGTACTACGTCCACAATGCCTGGGATGGTCGAGAGTGACTGCCGGGGTTCTCGACAAGTGGGCCGTTCACGATTACGTGGGCTGGAATCCGCATGATGGGCAGCTGGAGATCGCCGAATCCCAGTGCCGGTACAAGGTCGCGGCCTGTGGCCGACGCTTTGGCAAGTCTGATCTGGGAGGGCATGAGCTCGTACCCGAAGCTCTGGTCACGAAGGGCCTAGAGAACGAGCTGGTCAACCAGGGCAAGCGTCGTGAGTTCTGGATCGTGGGGCCGGAGTACTCCGACGCTGAGAAGGAGTTCCGCGTTCTGTGGAACATTCTCAGCAAGCTCGAAGTCCCGATGGACAGGCCAGGCTCGTACAACAACCCCGAGTCTGGGCAGCTACACCTCAGCCTGTGGAACGGTACGTTCCAGGTTCACGGCAAGTCTGCCAAGTACCCTGACACCCTGGTTGGTGAGGGCCTGAGCGGAGCGATCCTGGCCGAGGCCGCGAAGCTGAAGCCGAAGGTGTGGTCGAAGTACGTTCGCCCCACGCTCGCCGACTTCAACGGCTGGGCGCTGATGACCAGTACGCCGGAAGGCAAGAACTGGTTCTACGAGATGTGGGAATACGGCCAGAACCCCAAGATGGCCGAATGGGGAAGCTGGCGCATGCCCGCCTGGCGGAACCACTTCGTGTACAAGACCCCAACCTACGACTCCCACGTCAAGCGACTCCAGGCTGCGATGGTTGGCCATCAGTTCCGAGGCATGAGCCCGCAGGAGATCGCCGAAGCGATGGACCTGGTGATTGACGACGAGATTCTGTCGCTGCTCCAGTCGACCACTATCGAGGCGTTCAACCAGGAAATCGGGGCCGACTTCACAGAGTACGTGGGCCGTGTCTTCAAGGAGTTCGATGAGGAAATCCATGTCACCGACCTACGTCGGAAGCCAGGCTGGGAACTCTACGGGGCCGTGGACTATGGCTTCACGAATCCCAACGTTTGGCTTCTCGTGCAGGTTGGGCCATGGGGAGAGGTGGAGGTGCTCGATGAAATCTACGAACATGGACTCACGGTTGAAGAGTTTGGTGATGAAATACTACGTCGTGGGCTTTGCCCTCGTGACGTTCGTGGCTTCTTTCCTGATCCGGCTAGCCCTGGGGATACGCGCATACTCTCCAACAAGCTCCGAGTCCGGAGCTACACCGGGACCGGTGGCGAGCTCAAGTGGCGCATCGACGGGATTCGTAAAGCCCTGAAGGAAACACCACTCCACGTTCCTCGGTACGTTGACGGCCCTGAGGGGCCGCGTCGTCACCCAGACCGTCGCCCTACGCTTCTGATTGATCGGAAGTGTAAGATGACGGTGCATGAGTTCGGGGAGTATCGTTATCCTGACAAGGTTGAGCAGTCCTCAGTCAAGTCCCAAGAACTTCCGATGAAAAAGGATGACCACACGCCGGAGGCACTGGGTCGTTTCTTTGCCGGGTACTTTGGAACGCCGCAGCAAAACGCTGGGCGATCAGGCACCAGAAAGGCTAAGTACGGTCGCAAACGATGACTAGCCCAAACGTCAAGGACACCCGCGCTGGCGGACGGTACGCGAGTGCAGTTCCATTCGCAACGGCTACTAATGCCAACATCGTCAATCCTGACGATGCGCTCCGTTGGAAGGCGTATCAGTTCTACGATGACGTCTACCACAATCGGCCGGAGACCTTCAAGGCCACGCTTCGCGGCGACGATGACGAGCAGGTTCCGATCTATCTGCCTTCTGCGGGCACGATTGTCGAGGCTGTGTCCCGGTTTCTCGGGGTTGAATTCTCTTTTCAGCTAACGACGGCACCCCTCCCCGATCAAGAGCTTGCAGGCGAAATACCGGAGCCCAGCGAGGAGGAGATGGTTGCATGCCAACAGGCATTCGAGCAGCTTTTCAAGCGTGAAAAGGTTGGGCTCAAGTACGAGACCCTCAAGCGGTACGGCCTGGTTCGTGGCGACTCGTTGATCCATGTCACTGCCGACGACACGAAGCCAGCGGGCCGACGCATCTCGATTCACGAGCTGAATCCAGGCCAGTACTTCCCGATCAAGGGCGGACCACTCAATGACCAGTACATCGGTTGCCACATCATCGGTGAGATTGCTCACCCCACGGAGAAGGGCAAGTTTGCGTGCCTTCGCCAAACGTACCGCTACAATGTGGATACTGAGGGCACTCGTACGGGCGGTATCACGACGGAACTCACGGTCTGGGAACTAGGCAAGTGGGATGACCGCGATCCCGAAGCTGAGACCAAGCAGCTTCTGACCATCGTGCCGCAGACCGAGCTGCCGTCCCAGATAGACGTGATCCCGGTCTACCACATCAAGAATGAGGCTCTGCCTGGCGACGAGTTTGGCCGTTCGGAGCTGTCTGGTTTCGAGACCATCATCAATGGCATCAACCAGAGCATCACCGACGAGGACATGACCCTGGTTATGCAGGGGCTTGGCATGTTCGCCACGAATGCTCCGCCACCTGTCGATGAGAATGGCAACGAGACCGACTGGCAGGTCGGACCGGGGCAGGTCATCGAGGTCGGCGAAGGCCAGACCTTCCAGCGTATCAGCGGCGTGTCCTCGGTGGCTCCGTTCCAAGAGCACATCAAGATGATGGAAGACCGGCTCTATAAGCGTCTGGGCTTGAGCGATGTGGCAGTGGGCGACGTGGATACTGCGCTCGTAGAATCTGGCATCGCTTTGAAGATGAAGCTCGCGCCGATTCTGGCCCGCAACGCTATGAAGGAAGCCGAGCTGGTATCCGTTCTGGACCAGCTGTTCTACGACCTCGCCATGAAGTGGTTCCCGGCGTACGAGGGCCTGAGCTTTGGCAGCGTCGTTCCCATCGTCAGCTTCGGCGACCCGATGCCAGTTGACCGCAAGGCGGTCATTGATGAGGTCATGGCACTGATCGGGGCGACGCCGCCGTTGATCACCCTGGAGATGGCAGTCGAGAGGCTGGCCTCCGTCGGATACACCTTTGGCCCGAATGCTGTCGAAGACCTGTTTGCCCTCATGGCTCGCATCAGTGAAACGCTGCTTGGCGGAGGTGCCGGGACACAGACTGGCGAAGAGCTTGGCGATGGGGCCGAGGTCGATGAAGGTGAAGAGCCGGTCGATGATGAGGAACCGGTCGCTTAGCTCTGCGTAACGCTGCTCACCCGGTATACTGCTGATCAAGCAATGGTTGGCGCCTAGCCTCGATTAGAAGGATACCCCATGGCCAACGTTTGGTACATCGGCGAGTACGACGTTCGTGAAGTTTTCGGACAAAGGTTCGATAAGACGAACGGTTGGTCCATTCCTGAATCAGCGTTCACTGGCTCACAGCTCACGCAGCTGAATGTTGACTCCAACTTCTTGCTTGGGCAATCAAGTGGCCCAAGGGTGAAGCCTTTCAAGGCTGATTCCATCAATGGACCAGATGCTTACCTCAAGGCCATGCAGGATACGCTGGCCGCGTCGGAGGCCATCCAGGCCGCCATTCCTGGGCGGCTCTCGGCATCTACTCTTGATGATGCTTATGGTCTTAGACCAGAGGCTGTTTTTGATGCTTCCGACAAGGCCAATGGTTCGCTACCGTCTGTCGCAGACACTGGCCAGTCGATGACGGTGTTTGGTAATTCGCCGTTTTCCATCTCGAATGGCAAGATGGTTCATACCCCTTCCGTTGCTAACAACAATGCCGCATATGCCCAGATTGAGCTTCCGACGAATGTCGAGGAGGTTGTCGTCGATGCAGAGTTTCCATCTAATTCAACTGGCGCCATAGCCATTGTTGTTCCATCTGACGCATGGGCTAATGGTAGCTTAAGTGCTGCGGGAGTTCATTTCGTTTTGTATGGCAATGGCAACTGGAACATGGGGTATTGGACTGGCTCCGGGGTAACGGGAACAAAGGTCGGTCGTGTTGGAGACATGAAAGATGGAAAACCAAAACAGATCACCCTCAGAATTGATCGGGCAAACTCAACTGTTTACATCATGGCCCCCACTGGCGAGGTGATCATCTACACTGCCGCCACTGTGCCTTCTCAATCTTCCAGATGGGCAATTGTGGAGCTTTATGAAGGCGTTCAGGCTGATGTCCCTGCGAAGATTCTTCGTTTCTCAGCGCGGTCTTCTCTTCCTAACAGGTTTTTTGTTTCGACGGGTGATCTAGCCCAACGTTTGGGGCGGGGCCTTTATTTGGCAACATCTACGGTTGCTGAACTGACTTCGGAAACAGCCAACGGCGTTGACATAATTGATTCTTACAACTCGACAATCAGAGCCACTGTTGACCGTCCGCCAAGCGGACGGGTAGCGGTCCGGCTTGAGGCTCACCTTAACATCACAAGCGCCACGAGGGTGTTCTTCCGCTGTGGCCAAGACATTGTTGGTGGATCATCGGCTGGCGTAGATGGAAGTACGGAAGAGCTTGAGGCGTATGTCTCCACAGCAATTAATGGCCGAAGGTCAGCGATGGGAATTGTTAATATTCCCAATGGTGTGGGTCGTTGCGACATTGTGGGAAGCATCAGTCGTTATGGTGGGTCAGTTGGTTCAGCGAAGTACATGTTGGAAAATGCCACTGGACGAAAAGTCAGAATGATCGTTACCCCGATCAATTAAACGGAAGCCCAGGAGACTCCTGAAGAGAAAGAGTAGGCAATGGCCAACGTCTGGTATATCGGAGACGCCCAGGAGCGCACCGTCACCTTTAGCGGATCCACGTTCTCCTGGAATATCTGGAATGGGTGGAGCATTCCGGAGTCCGCATTCAACGCTGGCCAGTTGGCCGAGCTGGATGCAGACCCGGGTTTCTTATTGGGGCAAACTGGCCAACGGGTAAATCCCCCGTGGACCCCAGATGGGGTAGTTGGGCGCGATGCGGCCATCCTCGCCAAAATGCTTGATATTTACAATGAGATTCCTGGGCGCCTGAGTGAAGCCTCGATGAAGGCAGCTTTCCCTCGGGTGATCAAACGTCCAGATTGGATGCCGTGGGATTACGGATTTACGATTCTGTTTGATGGCACCAGGTTCTTCACGAATTACGACGTGTCGGTGAAGAAGAATCGCACCACTCAGATCGTGTATGTCCATACCGTTCAGGGTGACAACACGACCGGCAACGGAACTCCGCTCAAGCCCTACAGGTCAATCAATCGTGGTGTAACAGCGGTGTCAGACGGTGGCACCGTCATTGTCATGAATGGAGACCCGATCTATCGGGCGACCAACATCGACACAACTGCGGATTGCACCAAGTCGGTCAACATCATCTTCGCTGATCCTGAGACTAAGGTGGTCGCAGCTGACGCGCTCACGTACACGCTTTCATCAGGGCAAACCAACGTCTATGAGGCAGCTCGTACCAACGTCCTCAAGGTGATCGACACCTCGGTCGACCCGGAAGGCGTTGAGTACGCGAGGGTCGCCGACATCGCCACATGCGAGGCGACTGATGGAAGTTGGTTCCAGGCCGCAAATGGTACCGGACCCCTGTACGTGAATCCGATTGGCAGCGGCGCACCGGCTGCCGGAAAGGTGTTCGCCCTTCTTCAGGACGCCTGTCTGCGATTCGCGACCACAGGACGTTCATCGGCGATGAATGTGTACATCGAGGGTGGCCGTTTCTTCGGTGGAACGATCGGAGTCCTCAATGCCTACTCGATCAACGCCCACAAGCTGACGATCACCACGAAGAACTCCAAGTTCTTGCATGGAGGATATGGAAACGTGGGGGTCTCATCGCCGTCGGGACTCTACAATGGCCTGGTAATCCTAGGGAATGTGGAGTACTGGGGCCAAAAGACCGTAGTTGCCCATTCTGGACTCGACGGATTTAACTACCACGCCCAGGGTGGATACATCCCCAAGTTCGTGGAAATTGACTGCGAGGCTCACGACTGCGGAACCGGACCAATCTCGGTCGCCGCAGGGGTTGGCAATACCCAAAATGGTAGCACAGCTCATGACGGAATCGTTGGCGTTCGGGTAGGCGGAAAGTATTGGAAGACTTTTGGTGCTCCGCTTGCCGACGTCCAAGAAGGAACGGTCACGCTGAACTTCTCGTGTGAATCAGGGTACTCAACCGACCCAGGTGGAAACAATGCTTCATTCTGTGCGCAGCAAGCTGGTGCAATCATGGGCGTATTTGGATGTGTGGCATGGGGGACAACGTGGCATCTGTATGCCGTAACGGGTGCCACGATCTACTACGATTCGTTGACCAAGTTCTCAACCGTCCAAGGCGGGGGAACAAGGCAGTTGGTTGAGCTGTAGGCCACATGCTGAATGAGTCTGACGCGGCACGCTATAATCGAGGCAGACGACCGGCCCGCCCCATGAAAGGCGTGGCATCGAGTCGGGTAGCCCGGAGGGCGATCACAGGCCGACGCAAGCGAAAGTGATCTGATGCCAGACTACGGTTCGACACCCAAGGTGCCGAAGCGTCGTCAACGGCCCAAGATGCGACAGCAGCGTCGAGACTACAAACGGAAGCGTGACCGTGAAGGTCGCTTCGCTTCCACAGATCGTTCAGTGTCGTCTCGCCGGTATATCAGGGAACTTCGCCGAAAGTCCAAGAACCCCCGCCGTACCCGTAATACGTCCAAGAACATCTACAACGAACGTGGCGGACTCAAGTCCGCAAGTGCCAAAAGAGCGGGGAAGCGCCGAGGTACTGCTAGGAATAATTCCAAGCGAACTCGGAGGTAGAAGTGGCCAAGCGGAAGCGCAAGGCGGTACGGAAGACGCTGAAGTCTGCATCTGCCCGTGGCCGGATTCCTCGCGACAAGAATGGCAAGTTCGTCAATGCCTCGGGACGTAACAAGTCCAAGGGTGCCAACGTTCAGAACCTGAAGCGCGGTGGGGGAGGCGGTGGTCGCCGTAAGGCCAGCTCTTCGAGCCGGACTGCATCCAACCGACCAGCGGCCCGCAAGACTGCATCCAATAAGCCGCCGATCACCGGGCAGCCGAAGAAGTCCAGCAGCAAGGCTGGCAAGCCGCAGACCGGCAAGACGGTCAACAAGCGCAAGCCAATGTCCAGGAAGAAGCGGGCAGCTATTGGCGCAGCAATTGGAGCTGGCACATATATTGCAGCGACCGGCGCATTCCATGCGGCGGGGAAGATCGGTGAGCACCGGGCCAGGAAGGCCCAGGCCGAGTACTACCGTCGCGAAGACCAGAGAGTCGGGGGATACGCAGCGGCTCGGAACTACGCCAAGATGGCCTACAATGGACACTCGGTGAAGGCAGGACAGTGGTATCGCCCGACTGAATCGAAGTACACCAAGCCCAAGACGAAGCGATCTTCCCAGCGGGCGTTGGGCTCGGGTACGCGGGCGTTGGCGGGCACGAGAGCGAGGCGATAATGGCCAAGAAGCGGTACAAGAAGTACCGTCGCCGTGTTGGTGGCAATCGTGCCTGGGGCAACGCGCTTGGCGGATACCGGACCCAAGCCCGAGTCGATGGACAGTTTGCCTCTGGCAAGGGTGGCAATCGAAAGTCCGCGTCGGCACGCCGCGCTGAGGGGTACCGCAAGAAGCAGGCCAAGGATCGCAAGCGTCGCAATCGTCGGAATGCCACGGTTGGCGCTGCGGTCGGCGCCACCATCGTAGTCGGTGCCGGAGCTTACGCTGTCCACAAGAGTCGGCAGTCGAAGGCATCGGCCACCAACGGTGTCCAGATGAAGACCTTCCGCAGTGTCCAGCGTCGGCCCAAGAAGATCGTTCCGGTCAGCGTTCCCAAGCCTGTGCCTACGGTCGGGAAGACGTCGACGGGGCGAAAGGACTTGCCCAAGAGGCCAGTCCCGCCGAAGAGCATCGTTGAGCAGGCTCGTGATATCCAGGGGCAGCGTGCGGCATCGAACGAGCGCATGGGAACGTTCAAGTACCGGGGCAACAAGGGCGAATGGCGCGACCCCAACAACAAGAACAAGCAGCACGGCACCCTGAAGCCGGGGTCGCAGACGAACGGGTCTCAGGACATATTCACCGGCGTCATGCCTCGGTCAACTGGGCGCTTGAGGGCCCCAGATGCCAACGCACTGAACGCTGCCATGGAGGACTTCGCCAAGTCCCAGGGTGTCCAGCTCGGCGTGACTGCTCGGAAGACGGTTCGGCGTACTCCGAAGATGACTAAGGGCCAGTTGGCTGGTGCCCTGCGGAAGGATCGCGCTCGGCACTCTCAGCGCGCCCTCAACAATGGTCGTGCCCTTTGGCACGGCGTCCAGACCGGACAGATCAAGACGGTGCCTGGTACCGGATCAATCAAGGGGATGGCTGGTAAGAAGGCGTTGGCCAATGGCCAGGACCTCTTCTACCATGGGCCAGGTAGCCACAGTCGAATTGGCATGTCGGGTAGCCACGCGGCAAACCGTGCAATCCAAAACGGTGAGAAGATGTTTGATGCCCTCTACTACGTTCGGGGCAAGAAACAGTACGCATACCTGGCCGCTAAGAAGAGGAAGAACCCCAAGAAGTATTAAGGAGTGATGGCAATGGCAGTCAGCCGCATGCCGCCACAGCTTCAAAAGAGCTACCTCACTGGCAAGGTCGCGAAGCGAATCAGGTGGGGAACGCCAGGCGACTATCGTAGATGCCGGAGGCAGGCTCTCAAGCATGGGATGACTCCGCATCAAGCAGCAGGAGTATGTCAGACGCTACACAAGAAGGCCACTGGTATGTACACTGGTGATCGTCGTCACCTTGGCAAGAAGGCCAAGAGAGGCAGAAAGAAGAGGCGATAATGGCCATCCGGCGTATCAGCGTCCCGAAGATTGGCGGAGGGCGCGCTTGGGGCAATGCCCTTGGTGGCTTCCGATTCCAGCATCGGAACCGTCTCGGTGAGTTCGCACTGTCTGGGCAGAAGACGAACCGGGAACGGTACCTGGACGCCATCGCCAAGTCCCGTCGCCGGGGCAAGGTGGCCGCTGCCCGCAAGATCAAGAACCCGAATGCCACGACTCCTCACGGCAAGGCCGCGATGAAGTCGGCGGCGGCGCGGGCAACGAACGGAACCAAGATCAAGGCGGGCATTGGCATTGCCGGTGGCACCGTAGCGGCCATCGGAATCATCCGGACCGTCTCTGGTCTGTCGCCGTTCTTTGACATCAGCCGAAAGAACTTCCGTATTGGCGTCAAGCCGTCGGTTGATCTGGGGCGCAACTTCAAGTTGAGCACCGTTCACTCCATCGGTATCGAGCGGACTGGCGATGACCTCTTCGACAAGGCCATCAAGCGTGGTCAGGAGGGCGTCTCGATTGGTACTCGCCGAGCCTTTGGCAATGGATCTCGGGGAGACTTGGCAGTTGGCATCGCCGATAACATCACTGGTCGTCAGACGCAGCTGAAGGTCGCTGGTGTCAAGCTCACCCAGGAAGGCGGCGGTGCCGGATCGGCACGACGTTGGCGCTACAGCGGTGGCAACAGCAGCGGCAAGGCTGCGGTACCAGGAGCGCCCGCCTCTGCGAAGAATGCCAAGAGTAAGCGCAAGCCTGGCAAGGGTGCCCACACCGTGACCACCACTGCCAAGGGCAAGCCTGCCGTTCGGGGCCAGCGCCGCAAGAAGAAGGCAAAGGCCGCCAGCCAGAAGCGCCGGGGTCGAAGCTACACCAAGTGATCCAGCAGGTATACTAGGTGAGAACCTAGTAGGAGGATACCATGGAGTACATGCCTGCTGATCTGGCCAAGACGCTATCTGCGATGGCCAGGGGCACCCACAACGAGATTTGTGGATTCATCTTGGATGACTGGACGTTAATCTCTGTCCGGAATGTCGCCCAGTTGCCAACCATAAGCTTTGAGATGAGCATGAATGCCATCCTCGGAGCTGTGGAGATGGCCGCAGCATCTGGCCGGGAGATTCTGGGCACCTACCACAGCCACCCTGGCGGATCAACCGAGCCCAGCGAAACCGACCTTCATGGCTGGCCTCGATTCATTGATGGATCATACGCTCGGTACTGGGTTGTAACTGGCGATACCGTTCGGGAGTTCGAGCGCACCGGGGAAGGATCAGAGATTGGCTTCCAGCTCATTCATTCTATCGGAATCGGGGTCGTCGTCAAAAGACCCGAAGAAGGTATGGATCAATCGGTACCTGAGGATTGATCGTGAGTTCAACAAGGAACTCAATGAAGCACTTGTTCAAGCTGCCGAAGATGTTGAGCGGGAAGTTGCTGAGCTCTTCGCCAAAGCTGGCGTGGGAGCCACTGTCCGCCGCGCTCAGCTCACAGGAGCTTCAGGAGTTATCACAAAAGTCCTCCATGCTCTATTTCTTTCCTCGGGAACACTCATTGGAACGTACCGAGCGAAAGCCGCGACCGAATCCGTCAAGGCCGCCAATGTCTGGGATGATGAGGTACTCAAAGCCCTCATACCGGACCCGGCGAAGCGAAAGGTCTTCAAGTCCAGTCTTGAGCTTACCGCATCACGCAATGTGGAGGCCATGGTCAAGCGAGTCACCGGTGACACGGTCACTCTGAGCCGGAGGGTATACCGAAGTGAAGCGTTGGCTCGTGGGCAGATTGACCGTGTCATCAACTCCAGCTTGGCTAAAGGCGACAGTGCTGCTGAGCTCGCACGCAAGGCGAGAGCCTTTATCCACCCTTCTACTCCTGGTGGAGCTTCTTACGCTGCTAAGCGCCTTGGTCGTACTGAGATCAATAATGCGTTTCATGCCCAGGCAATCGCCACCAATCAGAACCGACCTTGGGTTAGCCAAATCAGGTGGCACCTCAGCGGTAGCCACACACCACGACCTGGTGATCCATGTGAACGGTACCACCGACAGGGAGTATTCCCTGTGGGATCAACTCCAAAGAAGCCACACCCACAGTGCCTCTGTTACATCACTCCAGAAGTACCGCCAATCGAGGTGATCCTCCAGCAGTACGAGTCGGGGATATATGACCAATGGTTGGCAGATAACAAGCTCGAACGTGACAGTAGGGTATTATCACCTGCGTAAAGGGATCAACGAACCGGAGGTTCACATGTACGGCTTGAAGCCACTGAAGGCGCTCTCGGAAGCCACTGCCATTCCATTCTGGTCGCTCAGCATCTACGGTGCTGAGGGCGAAGATGGTGGCGACGGTGGCGACAGCCAGGGCGGCGGCGATGACGACGGCGGCGACGACGATGGTGGTGACGATGAAGGCGGCGACGACAAGACCGACTTCTCGGCCATCAGCGACCCCAAGGAGCGCCGCATCGCCGAGCTGAGCGACGAGGCTGCCAAGGCCCGCATCGCCAAGCGGGAGATGAAGAAGCAGCACACCGCTGAGCTCAATGATCTCAACAAGCGGATCAAGGACCTGGAGAAGGCTGCCAAGGGCGGCGAGGGTGGCCCCGAGATCACCGACGAGATTCGGGCCGAGATCGAGCAGCCCTACGTTGAGAAGATCGGCCATCTGGAGAAGTTCGCCTACCGGCAGGCCATCGAGAATGCCATCCTCAAGGAGTCCGTGGCGGACGGGGCCGCTCGCCGGGTTTGGTTCGACACCTCCGACGTGATCGCCAATCTCGACATGGATGCAATCGACTTCGACCTCGAATCAGGTAGTATCGACGGTATCGCGGACGAGCTGAACCGCATCGCCTCAGCCAAGCCCCATCTCGTGAAGGAGAAGGGCAAGGTCAAGAAGAAGGAAGATGATGGCCAGCAGAGCCGTAGGGGAGCTTCTGGGAGACAACCTGGCGGTGCCGGGGCCCAAATCCATGGTATGGATAAGTCACGAAGAGATGAACTGGGCGCCAAGTACCCGGTTCTGAATCGCCGCTAGTCCAAGAAAGGTAGTAGACTGTGAGCGCAGACTACGACAAGTACGAGCCGTACTCCAACGGCTTTCGTGCGATCCTCAACGCTGACTTCACGGATGACACCAAGTTCGGTGTCCCCCTGGGTGTTGGCCTGAACGCCAACGGTCTCCTCGTCATCGGTGCCGGTCAGACCGGCATCGTGGGCGTGATGATTCTCGGCAAGAAGAAGAAGGCTGGCGCCGCAGTCGACACCATGACGTCCGGTGAGATCACCGGCTTCGCGGGCGCTGCTGGCACCAAGTACTTCGCCGATGCATCCACCGGAGAGATCAGCGCCACCGATGGCGCGGGCAAGACGTTCGTCGGATTCACCGCCGAGGCTGACCGTCTGATCGTTCGCACCGGCTCCAACTACAAGACCCCCACGGTCTGAGAGGAACCAGAACAATGAGCGCAATGAACATGTTGCTCCTGGCTCCGATCTATGGAGCTGAGCGTCGCAACGGTTACCTGACCGAAGCTGACATCGTCCGGACCACCATCGACGGCGTTGACCTCAACGCCCTGTGGCAGGACTTCCAGGACTCGGTGAACATCATCAACGAGCACCTGGGTCGACTCGTGGAGCTGCTGACCTTCCCGGTCACCAACCCCATCGAGACCGTTCCGCAGGTCGGTGCCACCGAGTTCGAGCTGGCTACCGAGTTCGGTATCCCTCGGTCGCGCAAGGTTGAGGTCGACTACTTCCACCTCGGCTACGACTTCGATGACTACGATGGTCGTATCGCATACACGTGGAAGTTCCTGCGTGATGCGGATGCCCGTCAGGTCGAGGCCGTCCACCAGAAGAACCTTGAGGCCGATGGTCGCCTGGTCTTCCGCAAGGTCATGGAAGCCATCTTCGACAACCGGAACCGTGAGGCGGACATTCGTGACCGCCCGTACACGGTCTACCCGTTGTACAACGGTGATGGCACCGTGCCGCCGAGCTACAAGGGCGTCACCTTCGACGGCACCCACTCGCACTACTTGGTCTCGGGCGCTGCGGCGATCGACTCCAAGGACGTCGAGGACATGTACGACCACATCGCCGAGCATGGCTATGGCATCGAGAATGGCACCACGTTCATCCTCTTCGTCAACAAGCAGCAGCTCAACGCGATCCGCACCTGGCGTCGCGGCGTGACCAACGCCAACGGTGCAGTGGCAACGTACGACTACATCCCGTCGCCCACTCGCCCGGCCATGTTCCTGCCCAACGCCGAGGGCCTGCTGGGCTCCCAGCCGCCTGCGGCATGGAATGGTCTGCCGGTGGACGGATCGTACGGTGACATCCTGATCATCGAAGAGCCGATGGTTCCGGCCAACTACCTCTTCATGTTCGGAACTGGCGGAGCGGGAAACCTCCAGAACGTCGTGGGCATCCGTGAGCACGAGGCCGAAGCCTACCGTGGCCTTCGCCTCATGCCGGGCAACCAGGCTCGGTACCCGCTCGTGGACTCGTACTACGGTCGGTCGTTCGGTACCGGCGTTCGTCAGCGTGCTGGCGCTGCGGTCATGCAGATCAAGGCCAGCGGCACGTACGACATTCCCAACCAGTACAAGCGTGGCACCGGCCTGACCGTGGGAGTCTGACATGAGTCGATTCATCGATGACAACAAGCCATTCACCGAGGAGGACATTGAGTACCTCCAGACTCGGCCGGATGGCGAGTACCGGATCAGCCTGAACCAGGCTCGGTTCGGTGACCTCTCGGACGAAGAGAAGTCGGAGGTGGCATCCCAGAAGGATGCTGACGACGAGTTCGACGCCCAGGAGGAAGCCCAGATCGAAGAGGCCATCGCCGAGTCGGAGCTGGACTTCGATGACGATGTGATCGCCAAGGTCGAACCGCTCTCCTACAATGAGCTTCGCCAAGCGGCGAAGAAGCACGACCTGGATGCCAGTGGCACCAAGGAAGAGCTTCAGGACCGCATGCTGGAGTTCTACCAGGAGCAGAAGGAAGCGTCGACCACCGTACCGGTGATCAACGACTGACCTCCGCAAGGGCGATGGAGGGGAGGCTGGCAATGCTGGTCTCCCCTTCGTCGTACTTGAATCCGGATGAGGGGAACTCTCCCCTCCCCTACCCTTCAAAATACGCACCCGGCAGGATGAGGTGGCTCTGAATGGCGCTGATAGACGACGTTAAGGCGGCGCTCCCCGGCGATATGCCGAACTGGACCGACCAGTACATCGAAGAGCAGATCGCAGATGGCAAGACTCTGGCCGGAATGCTGGCTTCGGCTTGGCAGCAGAAGGCAACCAAGCTCTATGCGCTCGTGGATGTTGCCGAGTCTGGTTCCAGCCGCAACATGTCCGGCGTGTACAAGAACGCCCTTGAGCTGGCTCGGTACTGGAAAGAGATCGCCGACAAGGAAGAGGATCGGGCCACTGTAGGCCGACCCCGTTCCCGAGTCCACAAGGCAGTCCGAGTATGACCGATCTCAACTTGGATCTGCTACGGCAGCAGACCGTTGACTTCATCAATACTGACCCGACCCCCATCACGCTCAAGACCACCACCATGTCCCGCTTGCCTGGCGGAGGATACAAGAAACTTGGCGACATTGACCGTGAGCCGCAGGTATTCAAGTTGATCTGGCAGGGTGGCAGCGGTTCGGTCACGTCAGATGATGGCGTGGACTCGCAGTATGACATGATCCTGCTAGGGGCGCATGACGCCGAGATGGAGATTGGTGACTACTGGACGCTTGATGGCGTCAAGTACGTGATCCAAGAGTTCCTTCCTGGCAGTGGATACCAGCGCAAGGCCAAAGTCAAGGCGTTTGGAGCGAAGCCAATTGGGGGCTAAGTTCAAGTACAACGACGGAGAGATTCGTCGTGGGGCCAGGAATCTTGATCGCAAGTTGGAGAATGCGGTTGAGCTGATCATTGACGCCGGGGCAACCCGAGGCGAAGCCTACATGAAGAACAATGCCCCTTGGACTGACCGAACAGGTGCCGCCAGGTCTGGTCTTACGACCATGACACACCACGAATCAGATCAGAGCACCGTGGTCTTTGCCCATGCGGTAGACTACGGTATATGGCTTGAGGTCAAGAATGACGGAGAGTACGAAGTGATCATGCCGTCGGTGCTGCACACCGGCAAGGAAATCATGGATGACTTCCGAAATCTGTTCGAGAGGCTGTGATGATCGAGGCACTGTATGACCTTCTGGTCAATGATGGCGACCTGGCGGACGAGGGATTTGACGATGGGTCCATCTTCCCTAATTTCACCATCCACAATGAAGGCCCGATCACGAGTCCTCGTGACAAGATGTTCATCACTGTCAAGTACGGGGAGCAGGCAGTCCGCAGTAACGTGATGCGCCGTGGCCCAGAAGTGATCCAATTCAACGTGCATCGTCCGGTTGAACTCGGGCCAGATTACAGGGCCATTCGAGATGTTCTGGATATCATCATCGCCATCATGGCTGAGGCTGAGAACTTCACATTCCAGAAGTATCGAATCACCAGCACCCGGTTCATGGGGCTTGGTGCAGACTTGCGCGATCCTGGGTTCAATACCTTTACCAAAGGTGTTGGATTCGAGATTCTTTCTCATCGCGTAGGGTAAGATAGTCCGTGAACGAGAGGATCAGAAAAGTGCCCCGAGCGAAGAGCAGCCAGAACCCAGTGGAGACCGACGAGTCCGCTGCCTCCATCGAGAACACCGAGGGCTTTGACGAGACTCTTCACAACGCCGACAATCTCGACGTTGAGAAGGTCATCAAGGCCAACAAGGGTGAACTCGATGAGGGTGAGCAGGGCGAGGTCGCCACTCGTAAGGTCGAGTTCGTCAAGTACGTTGGAAAGGCTACCCACCGGACCATTGAGTCCGGAACGTGGCCGACTGGAGTCAAGAATCAGGACCTGACCGCTGAGTGGGGGTTCTTCAATGGCTTCAAGATTCCGGCGGCGTCGTTCACCGACGATCAGCTCCACTACCTGCTGGAGGCAGTGGACCAGGAAGGCAAGCGCCTTGATCCTGGCTTCGAGCTGGTCGAGGAAGACGTGACGATCTCAGGTGCCTGATCTGAGGTGCGAGAATAAATTGCATGGGGTGGCCTTGCCCAATGGGCAAATCGAAGTCGCATGCAATTCTCGATACTGTGGTAAAGGCCCCGGTGTAACGGTGTTGCATCGGTTTGATCCAGAGAGTGGTGCTCTCCTGGAGACGAAACGATTCAAGACCCCAGGAAAGGGAACCCAATGACCAGTCCCATGCCGGTCGCTCTGCCGTATGGCATCCGTGATTGCAAGCTCACCCCCTACTCGGATTCGAGTGGAACCGTCCTCGGCAACACCTCCATCGACCTGCCCTACATGCAGACCTTCAGCTTCTCGGAGACTGAGGAGTTCCAGGAACTGCGAGGCGATGACAAGGTCATCACCACTCGTGGCCAGGGCGCACAGGTCGAATGGTCGCTGGAGTCGGGTGGCATCTCGCTGAAGGCGTGGGCCGTCTTCACTGGTGGAACCGTCACCGAGTCGGGCACCACTCCGAACCGCAAGGTCACCCTGCGCAAGCTCGCGACGGCCAACCGTCCGTACTTCCGCATCGAGGGCCAGGCCATCTCCGATTCGGGTGGCGACCTTCACGCCATCGTCTACCGTTGCCGCTGCAACGACACCATCGAGGGCGAGTTCGCCGATGGCGAGTTCTTCGTGACCTCGGTGTCCGGTCTGGGCCTTCCGCTGCTGGACAGCGACTTCGATCTCCTGTACGATTTCGTCCAGAACGAAACCCTTCAGGCGATCTCGTCCACCCCGGCTGCCAACCCGTTCGGACCGCCCAGCGGCCTGACCAACGGTGCGGTCACCTCTACCAGCGTCGTGCTCAACTGGGCCGAAGTCCCCGGTGCCAGCGGCTACAAGGTCGAGAAGTCGTCCGATGGTGGCTCCACCTGGTCGAGCGCCGGTACCGATCCCGCGACGGGTTCGACCACCACGCTCACCGCGTCCACTCTCACCGCGTCGACGACCTACCTGTTCCGCATCTCCACCAAGAAGAACGGAACCACTTCGTCGCCGTCCGCTCCGATCAGCGTGACCACCCCGGCCACCTGATCCTGATCAACAGACAACGGTTTAGGAATCCAAGGAGATCCCAATGTCCAAGTATGAACCCACAGCCTGGGGACAGTCTGACGACCTGATTGACATTCCCCTCCCATCGGGCCAGCTGTGCCAGGCGCGAACTCTGGAGATGGAAGATATCATCCGTCTCGGCCTGATCAATGATCTCGACACCTTCTCGTCTGCATTTGGCGACGACAACGAGGATCGAGATGGTATCGAGTTCCTCAAGTCGGTCACCGACAGCGGTGCCTTCGACAAGCTGACCCGTACGCTCAACATCGTCGTGGTGGACCGTGTGGTCCAGCCGAAGGTCTATGCCGTTCCTGACCAGAAGAAGGAGCGAAAGGCCGACCGAATCTACATCGACCAGATCAAGTTCACCGACAAGATGGCCATCTTCAGCGTGGTCTTCAAGGGTCTCGGTGATATGGGCGACTTTCGCGAAGAATCGGGAGATGGTGTGGGAGCTGTGGAATCGAAGCCAATCGTTGAGGGTGCGCCCCTCTGATCTAGTCGGCTTCACCGACTCCATCAAGCGATTCTACTTTGACCGGGGCGTCTGGCTATTTGGCACCAAGGTCGAAGCGGCACTTCAGCAAGCTGAGCAACAGGCACGGAAGAATAAAAAGAAAACATCTCAAGCAGCTGTGAACATGGCCCGGCAACAGGTCTTGGACAAGATGCTTAAGATACCGGCTGAACGACGAGCCAAGAGGTTCAAGGACCCAGCCATCCAGTTTCAAGGTCCCGCAAGCGGGAAGTCCGGTGGACAAAAGATAGCCATGTCGGATAATCGCAACGAGATTGAACTGGGGGCGGGATTCCTTGCCTGATTATGATCTTGGTAGGGCGCATGGCGAAATCGTCATTGACCATGACGAGCGCGCCAACAAGGCCACCGAGCGCGCCCTACGGGAACTCCGCGATGACATTCGGGCACTTGATCGACAGATCAAGGACCTCAATGACACGATGCGTCGGCAAGCCGCCCATCTTCACGCCTCTAGTCGTGCCGCTGATCATGCCGCTGCATCAACGAACCGGCTGACCGCTGCTCAACGGCGCAATGCCGTAGCCGCTCGGACCATGACAGCGGCGAACGTAACTCTGGGCAGGTCTCTTCGGAGTACTGGCAATCTTGCCACTGGAGCCGTACAGAGCCTGGCGGAGTTCGGTGCCAGCTATGTGGGAATCAAGAACGTTTCGTTCGCCGCCAAGGACATGGGCGAGAACATGGTCCGCCTTGGGGCTACGCTCAAGCGAGTCAGCTACCGTCTGGACCCGTACCTCAGTGCCGTTCAGAACGTCAACATCGGTCTGAAGTGGACCGCCATGCGGTCGGCGCAAGCATCGGCTGGACTTGCTAAGTTTGGCAACTCGGTTGGCATCGTCAGCCGTAACCTACGTGACAGCGCAGCTGCATTCCGTGATAGCCAGAAGGCCGCATACGCCCATGCGGAAACTATGTCCAACACGTACCGGAACATTCGGGTGTTGGGCTCGGAGATCCAAAACGAATACGTCAACATCGGTGCCCGGTTCGTCAAGAGCCTGGGGCGAATGACCCTGACGGTCGGCGGACTCCGAAAGGCTCTGGCAGAGATGCCGCCTGCCATGAAGGCCATTTACAGCGCATCAATGGCAGTGGTTACCGTTGCCAATGCCCTGGACAGTATTGCCACGAAGGTCAAGACTGTCGGTGCGGCTTTGGGCTCTCTGGCCAGCGCAGGTTTTGCCAAGGCTACGGATGCGGCAAAGGCGATGGTGGCCTCTACCACTGCCGCCGTAGCTTCCCTTGCCAACGTCACCAAGGGGTTCGTCGCCGCTCGGATCGCCGCTCTGAAGTACGCCGCAGGAGCGGCACAGGCTGCCGCTGCCAATCTGCTAATCTCCAATACTTCTCGACGTACGCGGCTCATGATGGCCCAGTGGGCAGGGATTCTCACTAACAACGCCAAGGCCGCAACCAATTTCGTTCGTAGCACGAGCGGCTTCCAGGCCAGCGCCCGTGGTATTCGCCGAGTGGCCACCGCCTTCACCTTGTTTGGTGGATCAGTCGCAGGGGCCATGACCCGAGTCGGCGGACTCAATATTCTCCAAAACCTAACGGTCCCCTTGAAGGGGTTGGCCCGAAACTTCATTGAGACGAACTCTCATGTCCAGGCATTCCGAAAGCGTCTCACTGACGCTGGAGTGAGCACCGCCCGCTTTGGCCGGACACTCGGCGGCATGGGCGCAGGTGTCACGAAGATGGCCAGCGGCATGCTAACCGCTGTGAGCGGCGCGGCGATGCTCCGACGAGCACTCACCGGCTTCAAGCCGCTCATGAACAAGATCGTCTTTGGCCTACAGGCCATTGTGCTCGCTGCGGTGGCAGTCGGCGCAGCTGGCGGGCTGATCATGGGGCTGGGCAATGCCCTCAAGCAGCTTTCTGGCATTGTTGGCATTCTGCCCGGTGCCATCTCTGCCGCTGCACTCGCTCTTGGCCCGCTGATCATCGGCTTCATGGGACTTGCCAAGGCCATTGGCGCAGGCACCAAGGAAGGCGAAGAGTTCACCAAGGCAATCGAGGGCATGTCGCCTGAGATGAAGAAGGTGGCCTTTGCGGTCAAGGACGTCAAGGGTGAGTGGAAAGAGCTCAAGGAGATCACCACTGACACCATCTTCAAGGACTTTGATCAGGAAGTCCGAGGAATCACCAAGGATGTTCTGCCTTCTCTGAAGGTCGGCCTGAAGCAGGTCTCGGGTGGCCTCAATGATTTCATCCAGCAGATCACCAGCCACCTTCGTGAGCCGGAAACGATCCACAAGCTCAACGCCGCCTTCACCGACACTGCGAACCTGACGACCAACCTTGGTCGAGCATTCGGTCCGCTGCTTGACGGCATGCGAGAGTTTGGCACCGAGGGCTTGTCTATCCTGGCTCGAATGAGTCGGTCGGCATCCAACATGACTTCGGTGTTCGCGGTATGGGCAAAGTCCATGACAGTGAAGGATGCCGAGACCGGAATGAGTCGACTGGACGCCATTGTCCAGCGAAGCATTCGAGGTTGGGGTCAGCTCGGCTCTATCGTCAAGGACGCCTTTGGCATCGTGGGAGACTTCTTCCATGCCATCGGTCGGTCCGGAACCAACGCTCTTGATCGTTGGTCCCGTAGCATTGCTGAGGCTCGCCAGAGTCTCCAAGAGATGTACTCCGATGGCGGAATCAAGACGATGACCGCCGCATTCACGACGCTTGCTGGACACATGCAGCAGGCTCTGAAGATCGTGGTTGATGGCTTCCGTGACCTCGGCCAGAGCATTGGACCAGAGCTTGCTGACATTACCCAGGCATTCTCTGTGGGCTTTGTCAATGGCGTCCGCAAGGCCGTGGAGATCATCGGTAGCTTCATCAAGTTGGTTGCGAACATCCCTGGTGTTGATTCGATCATCGGTATCGCTGCCAGCATGGTGACTCTGTTCAAGGCCACTCAGTTGGTCTTCGGCATGTTCTCCAAGCTAGTGGCCATCCTGGTTGCTCCGATCATGCTGTTCAAGGGGCTCACGACTTCCATCGTCGGCTACATTGCAGCAGTCAAGGCTGGCACTACTGGCACCGCCTTCATGGCTCGTGCATTGGACCGCCTGAAGATTTCCGCAGTTGGTGCCCAGATTGCCCTCGGCGCAATTGGTGCAGCCCTCGGCATCGCCTTGGTGGCATTTGCAAGTTGGGCATACTTCTCTGAGAAGAGTCGCCAGAAGAATGCTGAAGTCGAAGCCAGCATCAAGAAGACCACGGAAGGTCTGCATGACTTCCGTGATGCGGTCTACGAGGCCAACGGTGCCATCGACACCAAGGCAATGGATGCGCTCGCCGTGTCCATTGAGGGCATGTACGAGCAGCTCACCCAGAAGGCGAACTCCGACGCCACTGGAATCAAGGAGTTTGCTCGACAGGTTGACAACATCAGCCAGATCGTTACCTTTGGCATGGCTGGTCGAGATGACCACGAAAAGGAAGCCAACCGGATTGACGATGTGGCTCGGGCTGCTGAGAGGGGTAAGCAGAAGCTAGACTCCTATGGCATGTCCATGGCTGACATTGGCAAGGTTGCCTCTGGCTCCGAATCTGACTTCCTGGCCTTCCGCCAGGCGTTCGTCAACATGGGCAAGGATGGTGCCGATGTTGTCCAGCTGCTAGACAATGCTCGGGCCAAGGTCACGGCGGTCACCGACGCCGCGAAGGCCATGGGGCCAGGTGCGCTCAACATTTCCAATGGCCTGCGGAAGATGGGCGAGGAAGGCGCGTCCACCACCGACAAGCTCGAAGGTCTCAAGCAGGTCTTGCAGGGGCTTGGTCTGATCCAGACGTCTGCCGAACAGCAGATGTTCGAGTACCAGGAAGAGCTGAAGAAGCTCGGCGATACGAGCCAGTACGTCGTTGACCAGAATGCCAAGCTTGGCAAGGCGATGACCGATGCCAACGGCAAGCTGGACCCGCGCAACTCGAATGCCCAAGAGCTCAACAAGGTTCTCCAGGGAATCTCTGACAAGTTCCTGGCGAACGCGGCAGCGGGCAACGATGCTGGTCAGATGTACAAGGACCTCCTGCCCCAGATTCGCAAGGTTGGAGAAGCCTACGGATTCCAGGGCGACGAGATTCTTGAGGTTATCAAGAACTACGGTATTGTTCCTGCCGAGGTCAGCACCATCATGGCGCTGGTTGGTGCCGATTCGATTGAGCGGGACATTGCTGGTCTGCTCTTGCAGATTGACCAGCTCACCAACAAGCCGAAGACCATTAGCATCGAAAGCCAGGCGGCAGTTGATCAGCTGAAGGCCCTCGGGGTTGCGGTCGGCAACTTCAATGCAGAGACCAAGACTGCGGAGGTCTCGCTCAAGCCCGGCCAGAATGCCGAGCAGGTGGCAGCCGCTCTCACTGCCTGGCTCAGCCAAAACGTAGAGATTGACCCGAAGCTCAAGCCTGGCTTTCAGCAGAACCTCAAGAAGGAGCTGTCGGGCCAGCCTCCTGTTGAGGTGCCAGTTAAGCCCGGCGTTGCCAAGCAGGAGCGCATACCAGCTAACGCAGGCGCTGGCGGGGCATCCATCCCGACCCCGACTCCGCAGGCACCTTCAAACCCTCTTCAGCCAGTAGAGCAAAGTGCCAACCAGGCCAAGTCTGGCGTCGACAACCTCAAGAAGGCCATGGAGGGCCTCAAGGACGTTGTTGTCACCGTCAAGGTCTTCGGAACCAACGAAGCCGCAGTTGGCGCTGAGCGACTCCGTGCCGCATTGGATGCGGTGCGTGAGAAGGTCGTCAATGTCAAGGTCTATGGCACGAACGAGGCTGCTGGGCCTGCCGAGCGACTGCGGGCTGCTCTCGATGCCATCAAGGACGTAACGGCTACCGTCCACATCGAGGGCCTGGTCGAGATGAACGAAGCGATGCTTCGTACCATCGAGCTTCTGGACGCCGTTGGCAATTCAGCCGAGAAGGCAGCGACCAAGGTCTCTGAAGCCTTCAAGTCCATGAAGACGGCGGCTGATGAGTTCAAGACTCTCGTAGCTACGATCAACGCCCAGCTGGTCACCCTTGCCAACTCGGGATTCACTCGTGGACAGACTCTGGGCCAGGGCTTCGCAAATGGCATCCTGAGCAAGGTTGAAGCCGTCCACGAAGCGGCCACTGAGCTGGCAAAGGCTGCGTCCCAGCCACTTCCGAACTCACCGGCTAAGACTGGCCCGTTCTCTGGTCGAGGATGGACTCCTTACCGAGGCAAGGCTCTGGCCAAGGGGTTTGCTGACGGTATCGCGGCGGGAACGGGCAGCGTCCAGTCGGTGTCACTTGATCTGGCACGGGCAGTTGCCTCAGCGATTGACGAGATCAACGTTGCATGGAGCGGTGTCGACACCAACTTCGACGCCAACCGTGACATTCCGGGCGCCAAGAAGTACTACCGTGATCCGGAAATCTCGAAGGCTGAACTGGAGAAGGCACGACGGGAGCGGGCCGAGGAAGAGGCCCAGCAGGCCAAGGATGATGCATACCGTGCCTCCAAGAAGGCTGGCGAAGACCTGCCTGAGCAGGAGTCCAAGGTCAAGGACGCTGAACAGAAGGTCCGTGACGCTGAGAAGGAACTCAAGGAAGCCAAGGACAACGAGGATATCAAGCGGGCCAAGGACCGGCTTGCCGAGGCTCAGGTTGACCTCAAGGACCAGCAGGACGAGCTGAAGCGGATCAAGGACCAGGCGGCAAGCAATCCTGGTGCCGCTGCCTCTGGCGCAGCCGCAGCCGGAACGAAGGGTGGCCTACGGCCCAACCCGAACCGGACCGACTACCTGGCCGCGATGAGCGACATTGCTAGCCGATTCAACCTCCAGCTGACCTCGGGGATGCGCGACGAGCCGGGAAGTTTCCACAGCACCGGCCAGGCTGGCGACTTCTCTAATGGCGTTCGCACGCCAGAGATGCTGGCCTTCGCCAACTTCATCGCCGACAACTTCCGTCCGTGGACCAAGGAACTCATCTACGATGATCCTCGGTTTGACCGCCAGATTGACGAAGGCAAGTTCGTTGGAGGCGGTGGAGGTTCCAGCGGCTTCTTCGCCGGATCAGGCGACCACTCGAACCACGTTCACTGGGCGGTCAGCGAGGCACCGGAATGGACCGGCGCAATTGGCAAGGCCGTCACGGACTCTATCAACCAGGGCGCGGCGGATGGCGCCAACAAGGCCAAGCCCAAGGTTGCCGACGCCGTATCTGGCGGAGTGCTCACCGTTCCGCTGGTGCAGAATCCTGACGGTACCTGGTCCTCGACGGACAAGGCTTGGGACCACCTGATCCAGCGAGAGTCTGGTGGCAACCCTAAGATCAGGCAGGGTATTGTCGATGCCAACAGCGGCGGTAACGAGGCCGAAGGTCTCTTCCAGATTGCCAGGGGAACCTGGGAAGGCAACGGTGGCAAGGACTTTGCCGAGACAGCTGGACAGGCCACGGCTGAGCAGCAGGCGATCATCGCCGCTCGCATCTTCCAGAAGTCCGGCGGTTCCCCCTGGGGCGCTGGCATGCCTGGTCGCGAGTCTGAAGAGGAGCTTAGGGCCGGTCTCGTACGGTCGGGAGCGGCACCGCAGTCGAGCGGTACCTACGGGAGCGCGACTGAAGACACGGCAGCGCAGCAGCTAGAAGCTCTTCGGGCTCAGAATCAGACGCTTGACCAGACGATCAAGACTCTCCAGAATCCGGACTCTACCGACGAGCAAATCATCGGTGGCCTTCAGGACCTGGACACTACGATCAAGAACACCGAAGACCCTGACATCCGCGAGCAGCTGGAACAGATTCGTGACAACACGATGACGGACCGTGGCATCAAGGAGTACGACCCTGAAGAGGGCAAGTCAGAGGACCCGATTGGCGACACCATCGGCATCGCCCAGAATGTTCTTGGCATCTACAATGCCATGTCGTCGGGCTTCCAGAATGCTGGCCAGCTGTTCGAGATGATGGTCCGAGGCATCGAGAATACCAAGGACATCAACGACATGGTTGATGGTGTTCAGTCGATTGTCTCGACCATCACAGGTATCGTTGATACCGTGGTCTCCGTGGCAGGTACCGTGGCCAGCCTCGCAGCGTTGGCAGGCGCGGCAGTCCCCGGTGTGGGCCAGGCTCTGGCAGCCGTATCAGCTGTGACCGGCGGCATTGGACAGGTCCAGTCGGTCGTTGACTTGATCCAGGATGCATTCTCCATCGTGGGTCGTTGGGTTGGCTCGGCACTCAGCTGGCTCGTCGGCGGCGGGCAGGGTCCGCTCAAGGGTGACGTCAAGGCGCTCCTCGACACCAACAACCAGACGCTCAAGTTCTGGTCCAGCGACAATGCCCTCAACAAGAGTTCGTTCAACCTGGACCCGTTCAACATGTTCCAGGATCGCGAAACGGGAATGACCACGAACCAGTACAATATCTACGCCAACCCGAACGCTCCCGCCAGCGAGATCGTCAATGAGTTGGGCTACGCAATGAGGGTCAACGGAACAGGAGCGTACCAGGAATGACTCGCCTACAGGAGGGCCAGTACAAGCTTGGTGATCTGGTGTTCGGGGCAGGAACTCCGATCCAGATCACCAAGTTCGAGCCCCAAGGCTTTGATGCCAACGTCAATGACCTGCCCAAGGAGCAGGTTGACGAGGTGTCATTTGGCTTCGACTCGTACTCGCCGAAGCCCGTGGCCATTGAGGGCGGTATCCTCAACCAGTTCGACGTGTTCCGTGGACCGGGCCACCTCCTCCCTGGCGGAATCTCCGGCCAAGACCTCCAGGAGATGTTCTTCAAAGAGTGGCGAGCCGACGAAGTTCGTCGCGTATGGAATGCAATGAAGCCATTGCACTACAAGAAGGGTGGTCCGCAGAAGATTCTGTTTGGTCGCCCTCGGAAGATCAACATGATCCCGGCTCGCCGTGGCGCTGACTTCATTCCATTCGTTGCAGAGTACATGCCAGCTGACGTTCTGGCCTATTCATACGAGGAGCATTCGACACCTGAGGTCTCCCCGACGACTGCCGGGACTAAGCCGTACTCTCTCACCCGCTTCGAGGGCACGGCAGACGCCTGGTTCAGGGCCGTCATTACCGGCCCCGCGAATCAGCCGACGATTGAGTTCGGCAACTGGATGGTCAAGGTTGACCACAACTTGGGCGCTGGCAAGCTCATGGAGATCAGCGCCCAGCCTTGGCTGCGTCGAGTGATCAATTCTGATTCGCTGAACCTGTCTGCTAAGCTAATAGGTGATTCGGCGTACTTGAATGAGATGAAGATTCCCCCGAAGGCTACAACCAACTGGGGATTCTCCTGCACTGGTTCAACAAGCGCCACCAAGTGTTTCCTCACTTGGCGAGATGCGTACGTCTCATACTGAGTCCAAGGAGACCGAATGAGATTGATTGTGGAGCATGCTACCACGCGGGAGATACTCACGCGTGACCTTGACGTGGCCGAGGCCAACTTCAGCAAGATGCTATCCGGACCTTGCCAAATCCAGGCTAAGATTCCGTGGAAGGGCCTGAACAACGACTTCATCAAGTTCAAGCCGTATGGGCACTTGATCCATGTCGAAGAAACCATCAATGGTACCCGCAAGATTCTTGGCAGTGGCATTGTGCAGCCATCCGAAGTCGATGACCAGACTGGCGACCTCGATCTCGTGGCAGAGGGGTTCAGCAATTACCCCAAGGGCATTCCGTGGTTGCAGAACTGGAACCCCATTACGGTGGACCCGTTCGAGATATTCCACAAGGCTTGGCAGCATATCCAGAGCTACCCGACTGGTAATTTGAACGTCACCATCACGCCAGAGTCCTCTGGAACCTACATGCTGCCAGGCTTTAGCTTTGATGGCTCTGAATTCATCCTGGACTTCTTCGCATTCTTCCTGCGCTCCGCTGACATGCGGGACATTGCCGAGACGCTCAATGCCTTGGCCCGCGACATTCCATTCGACTACCTTGAGAGGTCGCAGTGGAACTCCAATCGTACTCAGATCGACAAGAGCATCCTGTTGGGCTACCCGAACTTCGGCGTCCATCAGGAGGCTATGGTCTTTAGATTCGGAGAGAACGCGCTGGCAGGCAAGCCAAAGCCAGAGGCCGAGATCGAGTGGTCCAGCGAGATCATTATCAAGGGCTGGTTCCCTGGAAAGGTCTACAGCTCAGACTTCAAGAACGACGACAGTGACCGCCTTCGTCGAGTGATCAAGGAGGAGGATGCCCAGATCAACTCGAAGGAACGGGCCAAGGCTTGGGCCAAGCGCAAGCTGACTCGCCGCCAGGTGCCGGACTACTGGGAAGAGTTGACCGTCGATGCCAATCACCCGAATGCTCCGTTTGGCCAGTGGGACCTGGGAGACGAGATCAAGGTTGAGGGAATCATGCCATGGGTTGGCAAGGTCTCCGCTCCTCACCGGATCATCGGCTATACCTGGGATGGCAGTGGCACCTCCACGCTCCGCATGAAGCACGAGGGCGCGTTCAACTATGATCCCGTCGAGTACGAAAGCTGACCATGGGCTGGAACGATTACGAGTCAAAGCAGGTTCGGGCACTTCGTGGCATCTCCACTCGCTCTGAGAAGCCCAACAAAGACCTTGAGACGAACATCCGCAATCTGAACAACTCGGTGCGGTACATGTCTTCGATGATGGGGATCATGCAGGAGGGCATCGACGATGCCAACCGTGACATCCTCCAGCAGTTCAGTGACGCGATCCAAGACCTGATGATCATCTTCAACCTTGGCGGAGGTGGCGACACGCTCAACCTCGATTGGGGTGATCTGGGTGTCGTTCTCAAGAACATCTCGTCCATCTTCAGGTTTGACTTCTTCAACCTTGATCTTCCAGACATTGATCTTCTCGGTTGGGCACAGGAGTTCTGGGACAACACCTTTGGCAACCTGGACATTTTGAACTTTGAGCGGCTCAAAGAGGCATTCAACGGCGAGTACGTCGGCCCCGACATTGCTCTCAATATCATCCAGAATGTAATCCGGACGATCAAGCGCCTGGCCAGCGGCATCATTGCCCCGTGGCGACTTCCGCAGATCAGCGTCAGCTCGATCACTAATGAGCCTGGCCCCAACTTGCTATCGAGCTTCGGCGGCTTCAACGCTGCCGAGGACATAGCTGGTGATGGCATCTGGGTCTTTGATCCTGATGTTGGCAAGACTGCCCCTGGATCGGCCCGTACCGATGCGAATGGAACTCTAAAGGTTCTGTCGTCAGAGGCCATCGCTGTTTCCGCTGGCCAGACACTCCAAGTTGGCGGATGGGTCAAGTGGCAGGGTGCCGTGGCAACAGGTTCTGCCTTCCGTATCTTGGTGGTGCCGTACATTGGCAGTCTTGCCCAGACCCCGGTTCAGATCAGCACTCTGAACAACCCAGCGGCCAACGGTGAGAATACGTTCCCGATGACCGACTGGACTGTTCCTGCCAGCGTTGACGCGGTCCGCGTTCGTGTGACCGTGGAGGCTTCTGTCACATCGGGAACCGTGTGGTGGGATGACCTGGTTCTTCGTAAAGCTGGCTCCACACTTCCGCAAAGCTTCATTGGTGGCCTTGGGCAGCGGTTGCAGGACCTCGATGACAATGATACTGGGCTCGATGATGCCATCGGTAAGTTGGCTGGCAATATCAACAACGCGATCAGCGCAACCGTCGAAGACGTTGGTGAGGGCGTCGGTGACATCCTCGAAGCGTTCAACACCATCTTCAACCTCAACCGTCAGTCAAAGGCCGCTGAGGCTGCTGCCCTCGAAGCCAAGCAGATGCTCGCCGCAATGAACAACCAGGAGGAAACCGGCGGCGATGGCATGGCCTGGTCTGTGGACTTCCCTAACGGCAACAACGATCCTCTGCCATCAGGCGATTGGCAGAACGTCAACAACATCGTACTTCGTACCGAGGGTGGAGCAGGTGTTGTCGGCTCAGGAGGGGCGACCCCCGCCTGGGCGGCGACGACTCGAACTACAAACACCGACTCGCAGAAGTGTTCTTTCATTATTTCGTTCATCAACGGCTCCGACCAGGAGTCGGGTGTCTTTATTCGGGCGACAAGCGACCTGTCGTCTGGCGTTCTGTGTACGGTGACTGAGAGTGGCAAGCTCTTCCTGACTCGTGCTTCGGTCTCTGGTGGAACGGTCAGCATCGTTGGCACTGCCTTCCTGAATGTTACCCATGCCGCTGGATTCAAGGTCGGAGACCAGATCGAGGTTCGCTGTAATGGTACTTACTACTACATCTACAAGAACGGCAAGCAGATCTACTCGTACAACGACACTGGCAACGTGGTTCCAGTCGGAGAATCCAACCGCTACTGCGGTATGTACATGGAGCGCGAGCAGGTCTTTATCACTCTCTACACTTCGCCACGCTTCGCTTCGTTCTACATGTCGGACTGGTACATTCCGCCAGGCGGTCCGGTCAACGGATTCTGGCAAGGTTCACTGGTTCAGTACAACGCCCTGACCACCAAGCTTGACACGGTCGCCTACTTCATTACACCATAATGGCAGAACCACTAGAGACCGGGTCACGAACAACATCAGGGGAATACTCCCTGGTGGTTCCGAGCTGGGCTGATGTAATGGACTATGTAATTGTCGGCGGCGGCGGGCCAGGCAGCGACGGAAGCACATGGGGAATGGGCTCGCCAGGTGTTGATGGCGAAGTGGTATTCGATTCGGTGAGGGTTCGCCCTGGATCGACGCTTGCCTGCTCCGTGGCAACCAACAGCTCGAGCAGTAGCACTACAATCAACTTCACGTCATACACTGCCACCTCGGCCATCGGGCCAAGAAAGTCCAGCAGCACCGTCAACGTTACCCCAGTCATCGAGGGCGAGCCAGTATCTGGGGCCTGGGCATGCGACATTGGCTCACGAGGTAACGGCGGCGCTGGCGGATCGAGCGGCGGCGGCAATCCCGACAATGCCGGAAGTGGAAAGCCCGGCACCGGCGGCGGTCTGTTTTGGCGATTCCGGAAGGCCGCCCAGACACCGCGACTTGGAACCAAGCGAGCGCAGGATGTGAAGATTGGCAGCAAACAAGTTCAGGCCATCTACATTGGCACCAAGAAGGTTTGGGACAAGTCCGTTAACTAGGAGGAAATCATGGCAGATGTCACAATCACCCACCCTGATGCACCTGGGGTGACATTCACCCTCAGCTCATCGGGAACCGGCGCAGACATGTTCACGCTACGCGCCCACAGCGACGACATGCAAGACGAGCTGGGTAACCCCAAGCTCCTGACCGAGGTAGGATTCCCCAGGCCATGAGCGGCTGGTCTCCAGAAGGACCCCCAGTAGAAAGTGGTGGGGCACTGTGGTCATCGGGAGATGGCCCGCCAACCATTGCCTGGGGCTCCTTCTGGGGTAACGTTCCGGTCTTGACCGGGGTCGGATCGGCACTGGCCCAGGACAAGGCAGCTTTGAAGTACAAGGCCAACGTCCTGTCCAGTGCCCAGGCTGATGATGAACTGTACGTGGGGCTCGATCCCATGCAGGACTTCGAGGTTAGGATCAAGCCTCGGGAGAATGCCGGGGGGCAATGATCAACTCGGCATGTCGATTGACGCGATCCTGCGGGACTCAGCCGGGGCCGTCGACCTTTCCCGGCTCGGCTTGAAGGGCAGAGACAACGGGGCAGGCTCCGACTTCGGCCTCAATAAACCGAAAGTCCCTGGCCGTGATAGTGGTGCAGCAGATGGCCCATCGCTGGTCAACTTGGCATCTTCAGCCCGCGAAGCTGGCGGAGGAGAAGACCTGGCCAGCAATAGATTCACACCAGTGTCGCCACTATCTTCAGTTTACAGTACCGTTGGCACATTCTCATACACCATCCCAGTATGGTCAAGTGCCATTGAGATTGTCTGCCTTGGCGGAGGAGCAGGCGGTAACGGTGGTGGTAGCTTTGCCGGTGACGGCGGCAAAGCCTCAACTTGGGCCTGGGGAACATTCGTGCGGGGAGTCCATATACCATGGACTGAAATTAACCTGTCGGTTGTAGTCGGCGCGGGCGGGGGTGGGGGTGGCGGCGGAGCGTTCGGCGGCACGGGTGGAAATGGATCACCCAGCTACGTCCAACGATCTGGGAATGATATTCTTCGTTCTCACGGGGCTGTCGCAGTCGGCGGAACCGGCATCAACCGAACTGGTGACGCCGTATCTCCAGCTACGTTCGAGCTAAATGGCGTGACGTATAATGGTGGTGCGGCTTCAACGACTGATACCGCCAGCGTTCCTGGCTCAGGTGGTCGTGGTGGAGGTTCGCTTCAGGCCGGTAAGGCTGGTGGCCGGGGGCAGATTTGGATAAGGGCAATACAGTACTGATGGAAGGCAATTGAAATGGCAGCAACATACCAGGATGCTCACCTCCTGGCAGCAACGAACGCGATCACTGCCCTGGGAAACAGGATCGGCCTGTACGTCGGCGGCACTCGTGTTGGTACCGTGTACGCTGACACGACCTGGGGCGGTGCGGTGAAGGTCAACGAAGATGGCTTCACCTGGGGCAAGTCGACTGGCTCGGCGGCAACGATCACCGTGCCAGGCGGAACCCTGTCGAATGGAGCGGTGATTGATCGCTACGGAATCCTCAATGGTACCACGCTGTTGCGGACCGAGGCTCTTCCGGTCGCCCTGACCATCAATGATGCCAGCCAAGCATTCAGCGTGGACGTCACGCCGATCTTCCGATACCGAGGAGTGTAACAATGATCAATCCACTGGAAACCGAAGCCGAGAAGGACGTTTACATCGCCATTCTGGAGCGACAGCTCTTGGGTGCCACCGTTGAGAGCCTGCGCCTGGCGGCCCTCATGGAGATCAAGGACGCTGACTCCAGCGTTCACGATGATGAGCTTCTGGATTGGGCAAAGAAGCGGGCTGAAGAACGGCTGGGCGGGTATCGGAATGACGTGAAGAAGATGGCGCAACGGTCATTCTGACTGAGCGGGTATACTAGGGGGTATACTCGGGAGGTAATAATGGGTGATGTCGTCTGGCTTGAAAAGGCTTTCAGGAATGCTGGCCTACCAATTGAAGTATTCCCTGGCGCGTATCAACGCGGCCATGGAGACCTCATCGGCGACAAGCCATTCATGCATCACACTGGCAGCTTCAACGAGACGGCCAACGGCATCGCCAACCACCCAAGCCTCGGGCTGTGCAGCCAGCTGTTCCTCAAGAAGGGTAAGTTCACCCTTTGTGGAGTCGGAGTCGCCTACCATGCTGGAATGGGAAGTGGCTTCGGCCTCCCCACAAACAACGGCAACTGGCACTCCATCGGCATCGAGGCCGCCCACGATGGCAGGGCCAAGTGGGACACCTACCATCTGAACAACTACCTTGAGGGCATCCGGGTCATCAACCGGCACCGGGGCAAGCCGCTCAACGACGTGGTGGCACACAAGGAGTACGGGGCCATCCAGGGCAAGTGGGACCCAGGCAACCTCGACATGAAGTGGGTCCGCCAGGTTCTGCTGGAAGAGAAGAAGCCAGCCCAGGCCGTGGTCATCAACATGATCGAGCTGGAGGCCAAGGAGAACCCTTGGGTCGGCAAGCGTCTGGCCAAGCCCGGTGCCGAGGGCGAGATGAAGGTCGGCCACAAGCTCCAGGGGCGTCTGGTGGAATACGAGAACGCCCACATCTACTTCCACCCATCTTGCGGAGCCCATGCCATCCCTCATGGTGGGCTGTTCGAGGCTTACGCCAACTTTGGTTTCGAGAAGGGTCCGCTGGGATACCCCGTCCGAGACTTCACCAAGCTCCCTGAGGGTGCCGTCATGGCATTCCAGGGTGCCGTCCTTTACAAGAAGGATGGCAAGGATGCCCAGTACGTCAAGGGCGTCATTGGGCAGCGCTGGGCCAAGGAGGGTTACGAGAAGGGGCCGCTGGGTTGGGCCACCTCTCTCGAAATCCCGAATGGCACTGGCGGAGTTATCCAGTACTTTGAAAATGGCTCTCTGGAGTGGGACCCGAGCGGTGCGGTCGAGAAGATTGGCCAGTTCGCAGTTCGTGATCTCTCCATCGTCAACGAGAAGACTGGTCTGCCGTTGGCTGTAGACGCAGTCAACTTGTCCACCGCAGCATAGGAGTTTTGGAATGGCTGACACCGTACTTGAAGAGGAAGCCACCTGGGGTGACCGTGTTGGTCAGTACTCCAAGGCCATCGTGGCAACCGTGACCCCCGCAGTGTTCCTTGGTGGAGCATTGGCGCTCGTCCTTCCGGCAGAACAGGCGGCGTCCATCACCGCCGCTGTTGCCAGTGTGACGGGATTCCTGACCTGGCTGGCTGGGAATACTGAGATTCTCAAGCGCCAGGCAGACGAGGCCGAAGAGGCCATCGAAGACGCCATCGGTCGCGAAATCTGATGTTGGCCGTCGCCCTGGCTGAAGAGCTGGGCGGGGGCTTTACGTGGTCTGATCTATCAGCGGGTGCATTGGTGGCGATCATCGTCATGCTCATCTTGCTGGGCAGATTGGTGCCAAAGTCTTCGCTGATCAAGTCAGAGAAGGAAGCCGAGTACTGGCGCGAAGCTGCGATGAAGGCTTTGAACCAGAACACGGAATTGATCAACGCAGCTCGATCTGGAACCCAGGTGGCAGCATACGTGCAGCAACTGGCGGAAGGAGCTGATTCCTAATGCATTGGTGGCCATGGGGGAGGGGCACTACTCGGGATGCTGAGGCTGGGGCCAAGGAGGCCCAAGGCTACATCAGCAGGCTAGATGGCCAGGAGGGTGAAGTGAAGCAGCTGGCGGAACGGGGTCGGACCCAGCAGCTTCACAATCACTTTGGAGAGGGAATTGAGCTGGCCATGAAACGGAGGTATGCGTGAAACAGGCTGCCATCAGCGCCTCAGCAACGACGGCAGTTGGCTCTTGTATTTATCTGGGAGTAGTGTATGGCCTGGGAGCCGATCCTGTATTTGCAGCCAACATCCTTCTGACCCTAATGTGCGGGTTCTCTTGGGTCTTTACTTTCTTGTATGGATTCAGATCACAATGGAACCTGACGGGGGCTGGGCGCACTCTCATGTACCTTTCCTTGTCATTCTCACTAGTCTTAACGCAGACCATGGCGTCCGTTTGGTCTCATTCGGAGTATCCCGCCAGGGAAATCATCAGATTCATAGTCTACTTTGTCTTGACCGCAGCCCTGCTCAATATGGTGCGCCGCGTCTTGATTGAGCAGGCTCTGGACGAGTACGACAAGAATCGGATCAGCTAACTAAATATCGCACCAAGCGGGAGCCCGCTGGAGCGTGGGGAACTATCCCACCCTCTGGTGGGTTCCCCCTTTTTATCTGCACGCCCGTCCAAGGGAAACAGGAGGGAGTAATCCCTCCCTGATGGGTAGGGTTTCCCTTCCCATCTTTGATCGCCCGCAGGGCTTGGTGCGCGGCGGCGGTGGTAAAGGGTAATCGGGCATCGAACGTACGTTCGTATTACCGGGTTCCGTCCCTACGCGTATAGAGTCGGAATCGACCGAGGGCAGACGACCCCCGGCACGAACCGAAGGAACGAACCGATGCACGCATACGACCTCACCGCAATTGCCGACGCGATCGCCGCGCTTGCCGACGACGACACCCTCACCGCTGCACGCACGAAGGCAGCAAACCTCCCGAACGTTGCTCCGAGCGACGTCCACGAGCTGCACGCGGCAGTGGCAACGGTCCTCACCGGTATCGAGGTTGACCCGAAGGTGGTGCAGGTGATCCTGTCGCTTCACGGCAACGTGCAGCGATCGGCACTGAACCGGGATAAGTCGCTCCGTCCCACCTACCGGGGGCGTACCGTGGCTTCGCTTCGCAAAGGTGCTGAGACTCTTCGGGAGAACCTGGAGACGGTTCCGGCAGAACTGCCGGGAGCAATGGCCGCCCGACGGAAGCTGATGGAGTCCGCCCCGGTGGAGGCACCGAAGACGACGCCGACCACGAAGGCCCGCCGGACCCGGAAGGCTCCTGCAACCACGAAGTGATCCGAAGGCCCCGCACCATCCCGGTGCGGGGCCTTTCCCCATCGCGCGGCTGCGCACACCAAAAAAAGTTCTCGGGGGAGAACCCAAAAAGGGTAGAAAGTTCTCCCACTGCGCACGAAAGGATCATCAAAATGCCTAAGATCCACAGGGGTTCGCACGCACCATACGAGGCAGTCGTCGGCATCGTTGGGCACGGACTCGGCAAGCTCCACTACGCCTACCGCGACCAGTGCTACGGAGGCGAAGAGCTCCAATTTCGGGTTCGCACTGCGAAGCATCGGTACTCTCCACTAGGGGACGGTGGTGCGAACGCCGAGCTTCGGAAGCTCGGCATCACCGGCCCGAAGCGTCCAGCGTGCCCGACCTGCTGGACCGAGGTCTCGCGCAATGGAAAGTGCGAGTGCAGCGATGGTAATAACTTCGCGCATACCACGAAGTTCGGCGACGGACGGGTTTACACCAAAGCCGTGTAGCTAGCTCGGTAGCAGATCGTCCAGTCGGAACGATCTGCTACCCTACTAGGTACGCGGAGCGAGAGCCGCTCCACCTAATGATAGAAAGGCAATACCATGCGATTCCAGCTTATCGAGCAGAGCGTCGACGGACACCAGACCTGCGACTACGAACTGGAGCCGAGCTACGTCTGTGGTCGCGAAGCGAACCACGAGGTGCGGCACTTCGAGTCGGACCAGGACGGAGACTTCCAGTGGTGCGAATACCGCTGCCCGCTCCACGCCGTCGAGGCATTCCAGCCGGGAACCGAAGGTACCATTGAGAAGCTCGACGACGGAGAGACCATTTACGTCCAGTCGTTCGTCGCCTATGGATGGCGGAGAGACTGGGGCTACGTGGTGTGGCGTGGAGATTCTCGCGAAGGCGGATGGGTTGCCGTGAAGGACCCGATGGACCTCGATACTGCCGTGGACCTCCTCGGAGGCATCGAACGCCTCATGGGAGTCTAGGCTACCAAGCCGGGTGCTCGAACTTTATCCAGTAAAGTTCGAGCACCCTATTGGAAGTCTAGCGCAGAGCGCGCTATCCAATGGGAAGAGAGAACCAATGAGCAACCAAATGCCGATGCCCTACGAGGGTGATCTGAGGAACGTAGAGTGGGACCACGTTGGTCGTTCCGACTCTGAAACCTATGGTGTGGAAGGGGCGATCAACACGTCCACCGCAGGAGTCTTCATCACGCGGGAAGCACTGGATCGACTCGGTGAAATCCCGTCCAATGCCGGAGAGGCATTGGAGAAGCTCGCACGCATCGGAACCGAATGGACCGAGCAGCCCGATGGAACGTGGGCACCAACCGGCGAGGCAATCGTGGTCTCGGGATGGACTCCGGATGGAAAGTTCTACGAGTTCTCCACGATCTCCGACTTCTCCAGCTTCCGAGCCGTGTACTCGGTGGAGCACGACGCAATGGATGACGCGGTAACGATCCACGGAAGCGGCCTGCTCGATCTCGACGGGGAACCCACCTCGAACTTCGGCTGAACCCAAATCTAGGTCGCTACCCTGATCCGTACCTACTAGGGTAGGATAAGGGTAGCGACCTACCCGACTCAACCAGTTAGGATACCAAATGCCGTACGAACCTTCCGCCATCAGCCAGGGGCTTGGCATCTTTGCCTTCATCATTCTGGTCGTTGTCGCTGGCTGGACCTGGGAGAAGATCAGCAGTTACGTTCTCCAGACCAGGGGAACCCGAGAGAGGATTGGCAAGTGATTGAGATGAATGCACTGGACGAGCACGTTGAAGCGAGCGTGAAGTTCGTGAGGTTTTTGAACCGAGAGTTCAGCACGCTGAATGCCGAGGAGGAATCCACCGCAGCCGTGGACCTCGCGAACACCATTCGGCACCGACTCTCCAAGCACAACCAGTTCCTGTCCAGGAATCTCCAACTTCGGGACGTCACCATCTGCCTTCTGATGATGGGGCTGGACATGCCCGTGATCGACTTGCTGAGCAAGCAGACCTTGGAATACCTCCGGAAGCTCTAGCCTCCGGATCACCGCAGTACCCAACTAGAAAGTGAGAAATAGAATGAAGAAGCGCATCATTGGCGGAGTCCTCGGGGCCGTGGCAGCCTTCGTGGCATCGGTTGCCGTTCAGGCTGCTCCGGCCCAGGCCGAAATCGTAGACGAGTACGACGTGGTCAAGCACGTGAACTGTGCTCCGGAACACCTGCCCATCGAGCTGGAGCGGACGAACCAGTACGGCAATGACGAACGTGAGTTCGTCACCATCACCGGCCCGACCAAGATTCCGGGGTGGAAGTGTGCCACCTGGGAGTTCATGGCAACCGACAGTATGGGAGGCGTGTCCAACTCGATGAACTCGGATGGGCCGGGCCGTCTATACTGCGCAATCTGGGTGAATGGGCAGATGGTCTCGGAGAACGAGTCCTACGGTGGTTCCTACGGGGATTACATTTACTGCATCTGACCTAATTGGGTCCGTTGAGTGCGCCTGGGACTAAGGGGTTGGTCCCAGGTTGCGCTCTGCGCACCTACTAGGGTAGGTTCGATACGAGAGCAGGAGAGCCCTGCTCCAGATTGGTAAGGATAGGGAATGCATATTCCAGAGCAGTTTGAGGAGTGCCGAATCTACGGCCACGCATGGAAGACTCACGCCATCGGATTCCACCGTGGGTGGATCGAGGAAGAGTTGGAGTGCATTCGGTGCGCCACCAAGAAGGTCAGCAACCTCCAGCGCAAGACCGGCTTGGTCTTGAAGGTCCGGTACGTCTACCCGCCCAACTACATCCAGAAGGGCGAGAAGTTCGGCCGTCTGGAACGTGGTTCACTCCGTGTCCGCCATCTCAAGGGAAGGGGCTAATCAAATGGCGATCAAGTGCGGCAACTGCAAGCAGTACCACGACACCGTGGATGACGTGAAGGCGTGCCACTTTGGTGACGGATTGCTCGCCGATGTGGAAGAAGAGAACAACGCCATCGAAGCCCATCAGTTGGGTATGGCTTACGAGCACGAAGTCGCTGAAGACCCGTGGGCAGCCGAGCCTGAGGCTCGACGGGTGAACCCGTACGGCATCGGAGCGGTTCAGCAGAGCGGTGAGGGATTCCTCACCGGGCGCAAGGCCCAGAAGGTCTACCTCAACGTGCCTTTCGTTGAGAAGGGCCGGGCCAAGACCGAGTTCGGTGCCAAGTGGGACGCCAAGGAGAAGAGGTGGTGGGTCTACGATGATGCCGACTTCGACTCCATGCCGGACAAGTGGTACCTGGCCTCTGGAAGCGACTCGGCTCTGGCGGACAGGCACGCTGCCTCTGCCAACTCCCGACCGTTCAACACGATCAACGAAGATGGATTCTATCGGGTGAAGGATGAGTTCGTTGGTGTGCTTGAGGCCGAGTTCATCAAGGTCCAGATGAATCGCGAAAGCTCCAGACTCTACGCCAAGCGTCTCAACAAGAACTACCCTGAGAAGCTGGAGCTGGAGCCCAACCCGAAGAATGCCATCTCCCTGTGGTGCGCCCAGAATGGAATGGGCAGGCCCATCGAGTGGGAGTTCATCAGCGGGCTCTACTCCAATACAGGTGCCCACATGGTTGAGAAACTGAGCCTGGAGGAAGGCGAGGCATTTGGACGCCTGTATGGGGTCTGCATGAAATGCGGAGCGTTCCTCACCAACGAAGAGTCCATCGAACGGGGCATGGGCCCCATCTGCGCAGGAAAGTGGAACTGAAATGAACATCGACTTCAATCACGAGAGCTACCGTCCGCCCAACAACGAGTCGGTCAGCACCATCCGCGTCTTCAACGTCCACGGCGTGGAGACCCAACGACTGGAGGATACCGGAGTCGCTGGACTCTACGCCCTGTGCCAGTCGTTCCTGGGTATCGCGAAGACCTGGGGGTGGCAGCTCCACCCCGATATGGCCGAGGCTCTGGAGGGCAATCTCGCCGGGCTCCAGGTTAAGTCGTGGCCCATCGGCACTGCCCAGCAGTGGGAGACTGGTGCTCTCGGAACCGTTCAATTCGTCGGAAAGTTCAAGCAATGACCACCAAGAAGACCAACATGTGGTACGTGGCCCAGAAAGAGAATGGCAAGATGACCGGCTTCACCTCCCAGCCCAAGATGGCGGAGAAGGACGCTGATGGCAATCCCGTGGTGTGCCCCGGTGATATGCGACGGGTCTGGGATGCCGAGTACGCTCGCATCAAGGCGCGTCGCGAGCGCATCTGGGAGATGCTGCTGGACACGATGGAGGAGAAGTACGAACTCCAGGAGAAGTCCGGCACCATGCCGGACGACCAGAAGATCGTGGATGCCCGAATCGACGCCTTCCAGTGTGCCCTGGCAGTCCTGGAGCTACCCTTTGGCAAGTACGACCAGGACCCCACTGCCGCCATCCAGACCATCGAAAACAAGGCCATCCAGAAGTACGAAGCGGAGGCCGAGTGATGAAGGTGCAGAAGCCGATCCCGCTGGACCACGGACTCTACGACTCCATGCGACGTGGCCATCTGATCAGAACTGGCCATCGTCTCCAGGGTCACCTGGAGAGCGAAGATGGGGAAGTCTGGAAGGTCGTCCGTGAATGCTGCCTCAAGGAGGCCGAGTGATGTCCAAGATGGAGAAGAAGTTCACCTACAGCCACCTGGACAAGGACGGGCTTCCAGCTCCGAAGACTCCCGAAGAGCGATGCTACCATTACAGGTGGCTCGATCAGCACTTTGGAACAGACACCGACTCCCCGCTCCATCACAACCACCGCTGCACCCTCTGTGGCGAGAAGAGAAGAAAGGCCAGGAATGGGCAACATCACCAATGAGGTATCGCTGACCTGCGATGGACCGCGATGCCACGAGAAGATCATTTGGGACGGTGACATCAGTGGTCCGGATGATCTCTACTCCGATTGGCTGTCAAGCCAGATGCGGAAGTCCGCCATCGAGAATGGTTGGTACATCGTGGACCAGGAGATTCTGATGGAGGACGGGTACTACTACGCCTTCCACAACGTGGCATGTCTGAAGCGGTACTTCAGAGAGCACGCGAAGACCCGCTGACCCCAACGGGTTGCACGTTCGACCCTAGTAGGGTAGGATGACGGTAGACCGAGGGAGAGCCCCTTGGCACCAAGATGGAGGACTAGGATGGCACTCAGCAACGAAGACAAGAGGGTGATTGGCGACCTGATCCTGGACGCCGTTGCCCAGCAGCTCGAATACTTGGATGATTACGCTCGGGACCACACCGAAGACAGCGCATACGCCAAGGTCCAGAAGATGGACAAGGATGAGGTGTTCACCTTCGTGTCCAAGAAGATGCAGGCCATCCAGAGCAACATCTGGCCCCACTCATTCGACGAGATCAACTAAGGAGCAAGACCAATGACCGAGACCATCACACGCGAGTTCCAGATCGGCGATTACGTTCGCATCAGCAAGGACCACATTGCCGAGATTCTGGAAGTGCCGCAGGCAAGCCACGCGGGCCATGTGGGGCAGATCACTGAGCTTCACATGCCGGGGCCGATCCCGATTGTCCAGTTCTCGCACATTGGTGGCGAGTACAGCTTCAGCCCCAACGAGTTGCAGTTCATCGCCCGACCGCTCTATGAAGTCGCTCGTGACATCGTTGCCTGCTGGAAGAAGAAGCGACCCAGCCAGGCGACCATCGCTTACGCTGGTCCGTACGTCGAGGCTATCGCTGGACTGCGCAAGCCGTCTGACTCGTATGGCCTGGAGAGCGGCGACATGATCATCGCCTACCTGCTGAATAACCTCCGCAACTGGCGGGGCGAGGATGCCCGACGCATCAAGGCCGAGCTGAACCGTGCGCTGGACGCCTACCGGGACGGCTGGCGATGATGGGTGGCGAGGACGACTTCTTGGAGGCCGCGTACGAGGATCGGAATGGTGGCGCTTTCGAGCTGCCATCGACCCTCGATGATCTCCTCGATGAGATGACCGAACGTGAGTACGATGACGAAGACGAAGCTGATTGGAGCGGCGACGAATGAGCGGGATGGACAAGGCGCAGGCATTCGCCGCTGAGGCCCAAGCCAACGGTTGGACCACGAAGATCGAAACCAAGAACGGTGACGAGACTCATGTGGAGGCCGAGCGCAAGGGTGAACGCATCACGATCTGGTGGCGGGGCAACTCGCTGATCGAGACGCCGTTCCACCACTTCATGGGGCAGGTCAAGTCGCTCCACAACAAGGCGACGGCTACCCGCCAGCTTTCGATGAAGCCGAACCCCAAGGGGTTCCGTGGACCGAAGATGGGCGCGAGGTTTGTGGACCTCAAGCTCACCGAGGATGGTGGTCTGCCGGAAGAAGTGGACCTTGAGTCCATCCGGTACCCGCTGCCCTTCGATCCGAAGGAGTCCACGGACGGGGAGATTCTGAAGGAGATTCGGGGCTCCACAATCATCTTCGTCAATCGGATCAGCGGCAAGGGCGAGAGCGTCCACGTGGCCCGTTCGCTGAACATGAAGCCAGATAACTTCTATCTGGAGGAGTCGACTGAAGGGAAGCTCTACGTCACCTTCCTCTCAGCGACCGGCTTCAGGTCTGTCTACATCGACTCCATCCTGAGGATCATGTAGTGAAGTTCGCGCAATGCACCAAATGCGGTGGGTCCTGTGATCCTGTCTTTGACATGGTTACGGTGCCCACCGCGTTTGGTGAAGTAGAGATTCCAATGTGCTGCGATTGTTACGAGGAGGTGTATGGTGAAGCGGGTAGTGAGGACTGAGATAGTCGATGGGAAGATCGGCCTGGTCACCGAGGGGATGCACTGGGAGACCGGGCGCGACCTGGCCAAGATGATCCCCGGCGGACGTTGGAACAAGGCCAAGAAGACCTGGACGTACCCGCTGGACTACCGCATCTGCTTGGAGATTCGGAAGGCGGCCAACAAGTACGAAGCCAATGTTGCGATTGGCCCCGAACTGAACGCCTGGGCTCTGGCAGAGAAGGCGCGATTGGCCGACCGTCCCGAGGTCGATAGCATGGAGCTTGTGGAACTGCCGAAGATTCGGGAACAGTACCCCAACATCTGGGAGGCGATCAGCAGTCGTCCGTTCCAGACTGTGAGCGTCAAGTTCATCTCTCATGGTCGCTCTGCCGTCCTGGCGGACGACCCTGGCCTGGGAAAGACGCTTCAGTCGATTGCCACCGTGGCCAACAACTACGATGAAGGCATCTTCCTCGTGGTTGCACCGAAGTCGGCCGCCAACATCACCTGGCCCAAGGAGATCAGCCGTTGGCTCCCGATGGACACGGTTCACAACCTCGCCAACCTGACCTCGTACTCCACCGCCAATGGCTCGCGGCAGGAGTTCCTGAAGTCCACCTTCTATGCGTTGGAGACGCAGCCGGGACGGCACTGGGTGATCACCAATGACTACTGGATTCGGATTCGCGCTGAGAAGGAACGGGGCGAGTTCAAGCGAGATGCCAAGGGCAACGTCATCCAGCACTACAACCTGATCGAGCTGTTCGAGTTCGAGTGGGACGGTGTGATCGTTGACGAGTCCCACAAGGTGGTCATCGCAAACACCGCGAAGCGGTCCAAGCACACCCAGATGCGCTACGGCCTGGACAGTCTGCCCACGACAGACAATGCGCTTCGATTGGCACTGTCTGGTACGCCGATGCGCGGCAAGGCCGAGAACATGTGGGGCACGCTGAACTGGCTGAAGCCGAAGTACTACACCAGCTACTGGAAGTGGATGGACAAGCACTTCGAGGCGTACGAGTCAGCGGATGGTTACGGCTCTGGCAAGGTGTACGAGGGTCTGAGGGATAAAGCGGCCTTCTACGAGGATATGAAGGACCTGTTCATCCGCCGTACGAAGGCTGAGGTAGCCTCTGATCTGCCTCCAAAGATGTACGGCGGCGAGCCGCTGAACCCCGACGACCCCGACTCACCGCATGGTGTCTGGCTCGATCTGCTGCCCAAGCAGAAGAAGCAGTATGAGCAGATGGTGAAGGAAGGGGCCACCGACGAGGGCATCATCGCCAACGGCATTCTGTCCGAATGGACTCGTCTCAAGCAGTTCGCTGGGGCAGTCTGCGAGGTCAGGGCAGATGGTTCAGTCGCCGCAACCACCGAATCCAACAAGATCGAGTGGATCGAAGAGTTCCTGGATGACCGAGGCATCTTGGATGACTCTGGCGAGAACAAGGTTATCATCGCCTCCCAGTTCTCGAAGATGGTAGACGCCATCGGCGAGCGACTGGACAAGCTGAAGGTTCCGTACTTCAAGCTGACTGGTGGCACGAAGACCAACGAACGAGTCGCCATGGCGGATCGGTTCCAGGAGCCTGGTGGACCGAAGGTGTTCTTGCTGACCACGACCGCAGGTGGCGTCTCGCTGACCCTGGACGCGGCAGATGACGTGGTCATCTGTGACGAGACCTGGGTTCCGGATGACCAGTTGCAGGTCGAGGATCGTGCTCACCGTCTGAGCAGAACAGACCACAACGTCACTATCTGGTACCTTCGCAGTCGGGGTACAATTGAAGAGGCTATCGCCGCTGTGACCACTGGACGTATGGATGAGACCCTCGGCGTCATGGACGAGTCCCGTGGCGTCGAAATCAAGCGCATTGCACTCAAGCATGAGGAGATTACCAAATGATCGACGCCAACATTGAACCTGACCGTTGCCTGATCTGCGGCGAGTTCATGGACTACTGCCTGGGGCATGGCCCCGACACCGAGCTGGACTTTTGGGACTCCCACGAGGCCGGGGACCACACCCGGTGCAACAAGTTGGCCTGTGAGGAGGCGAACCATGCTTGAGTGGTTCATGGCCCTCGGCTTCTCCGCCACAGGATTCATTGGCGGGTGGTGCCTTGGCTATGCCATGAAGATGGATAAGATCAAGGAGCAGATGGTACAGGAGTACCACGAGGAGCAGGAGCACCGAAAGAGGCTTCAGCTGGAGCGGAATGGTCGCAACGTTCCCAAGCGGCCTGATGCCGCTCCTGGGGCATCCCGCGTCCATTCAGTCAAGACTGGCCGCAACACGAAGCCGAGAGGAGGTGGAAGATGAGCCAAGAGACCCGACGGCAGAAGGCACTCACCGTGAAGTGCCCCAACTGTGACTCGGAACCATGGGAGCGATGCACTCAGCCGACTGATACGGCCCGTAAGCATGTCCGATGGGTTCACCTGGCGCGTGAACACGCGGCTATTGAGGGGCGCAAGTAGGTTCAGGCTCAGAAAACTTTTACCTACTTTTTAGCTAGAAACGTTGCGTTCTCTACCGTCATCCGGTAGAGTCGAAGACGTACCGCAGGAATGACCCCGAAGGGGTCACCATCAACCGAAGGAATGAAGCAATGGCAGAAGAGACCGTGGCCGTCGACACCGAGGCCCAGGAGTCCGAGAAGGTCACCAAGGAGCGCACCCCGGTGAACCCCTTCGACAAGGAGCCCAGCGCGACCCACCAGTCGCTCGCCAAGTACGTCAGCGAGAACTCGCCGGTGGAGCTCACCCCCGAGCAGGCCCAGGCCGTCCTGGTGCTGCACGGCCAGTGGCAGGCCAGCCCGGAGCGCAAGGCTGAGCGCGAGGCTGAGAAGGCCGAGAAGGCCAAGGCAGCCGAGGCGGCCAAGGCCGAGCGTGAGCGCAAGGCCGCTGAGCGGAAGGCCGAGAACGAGCGCAAGGCCGCTGAGAAGAAGGCCAAGGAGGCAGCCAAGGCTGCGGAGGCCAACGACGACGACAGCGACCTGGACGCCATCGACAACTCGGACGACGACACCGAGACCGAGGCACCCAAGCCGCGTCGTCGGCGCAAGGCACCGGCGACCGTCGACGCCTGATCAACCACGGACTCCCTGCCGTATGGATCGCGGCAGGGGGTTCTGGTGGAGGCTGGGAAAACCGAACCGCCAGTGACGTGCCTAGCCTCCTCCAGAGCCTTTAACAACATGAGAACGTAGAACAGAGAACAGGACCACTCGGATGGCAGAACTCCAGATGCTTCGCTCTTCGGAGCGGGGCCAATTCAAGAAGTGCCCGCAGTCATGGTGGTGGGGCTACGTCGAAGGTCTTCGACTGGCAGGCTCTGAGTCCATCCCGCTGTGGTTCGGCACCGGACTCCATCTCGTGTGGGCCGAATACTACATCCCAGGTTCCAAGCGGGGACGCAACCCGCACGAGACCTGGGATGAGTACTGTGGCGAGGATAACTTCGACGTGGTGAAGATCATCACGGACACCGAGGATGGGCACGAAGTGTTCACCGACGCCAAGGAACTCGGCCACATCATGATTGACGAGTACCTGGCCGAGTACAAGGGTGACCCCAACTGGTACGTCGTTGCACCGGAGCAGCGCATCAGGGCTATCCTGCCCCACCCCAAGGACCTTACCCGACCGTACGTGGACCTTCGTGGTACCATCGACCTCGTGGTTCGGGACGAGGCGAAGAATGGCCAGCTGGACCTCGTGGATCACAAGCACATGGCCAAGCTGTCCATTGCGCATCTTCCGATGGATGAGCAGCTGGGTGGCTACACGACCGTGGCGGAACATGCGCTGAGGTCTGCCGGGTTGATCTCGAAGACCGACACCATCGACACGATCATCTACAATGTCCTGGTGAAGGCGAAGCCTGATACCCGACCGCGTGATCCTCAGGGCCGCTACCGCAACCAGCCCATCAAGAAGGACTACTTGGAGGCCCTAGTTGCCGAGTTGGAGTACGACGAGGACGAGCTGAAGGCTCTCCACAAGATGACCCTACCCAAGCTGCAAGCTGAGGCTCAGACCAACGGGGTCAAGGTCTTCGGCGAGATCAGCAAGCGGCAGGGCACCCGGCACTTCCACCGAGAGGAAGTGTCCCTGACCAAGAAGCGGAAGCGCCGCCAGATTCAGCGCATTGGCGAGGACATGTTTGCCATGAACGCCGTGCGGAATGGCAAGCTGCCCATCATGAAGTCGCCCGGTGAGCACTGCTCCTGGTGCCAGTTCCGTGAACTCTGCGAGCTGGATGAGTCGGGCGGCGACACCGACGAGTTCAAGAAGATGGTCTTCAACCGTGAAGACCCGTACGCCGACCATCGGGAAGGCGCTGAGAACAGCAAGACCACGGTCCTGCTCAAGAGAAAGACAGGGGTGAGTTGATGTGGCGCGTTCCCTCAACACCAAGGGCCGGGAGGAGCTAGCACTGGTCCGGAAGCGGGTGATTCGGCAAGAAGCGTTGGGCCGAATCTCAGCGTACGACGCCCGCGTTCTCCTGGACAAGATCAACGAACTCGACGCACTGATCATCAAGACCAACGAGCAAGACCAACCAGACAAGGAGACATTCAGTGTCTAACCTCCCAGCTGACATTGTTGACCTTCAGGAGTTCGATGACTCCATCAACCTCGGCATCTACGGACCATCCGGTGTCGGCAAGACCGTCCTGGCCGGTTCGGATGACAACGTCCTATTCCTCGCTGTGGAGAAGGGCACCGTTTCCGCCAAGCGGCAGGGGTCAAAGGCCAAGGTGTGGCCGATCAAGCAGTGGAACGATCTGGAGAAGGCGTACAAGTGGCTCGAAGCCAACCCCGACGTCTTCCAGTGGGTCGTCCTCGACTCGGTGACCGAGATGCAGCAGATGGCCATCCGTGAGATTCTGGCCAAGGCCCACGCCGAGAATGGCAGCCGGGACCTCGACATTCCGGCGATCCAGGACCACCAGAAGTGGCAGAACATCTACAAGCGGTTCATCAACTACTTCGTGGAGCTGCCCATCGACACCGTGTTCCTGTTCCTGGTTCGCACCGCCGTGGACGAGGACAAGAACGAGTTCCTCACGCCTGACATCCAGGGCAAGAACTACCAGCTGTCCCAGTACACCTGCGGCCAGATGAGCGCCTACGGCTACATGTCCAACCGCAAGGTTGCCATGAAGAACGAGAAGGGCGAGATTCTGGTCGACACTGGCGGAAAGCGCGTCCCCCAGATCATCCGTCGCATCACCTGGATGGACACCGGAACGATCCGTGGCAAGGATCGCTACAACATCCTGGAGCCGTACACCGAGGACCTGACCCTCAAGGACATTCGCATGCTGATCGAGGGCGAGGTCACCCGAGAGGACCTGGGTCAGTTCATCCGTCCGAAGGTCGTCGGCACCAAGGAAGAACTGCTGGCCCAGAAGAAGGCCGAGAAGGCTAAGGCCAACTCGAAGCCCAATCGTCGCAAGGCCGAGCAGGAGGCCAAGGCAGAAGAGGTGGAGACCGAGGCTGAGGCTGATGACGACGCCGCTGAGGTCGAGACGGCCAAGGCCGATGAGAAGGCCCACAAGGACGAGAAGGCCGACGAGTCCAAGGACACCGAATCGGATGATGAGTTCGACTTCGAGATGGACGGGGACTTCGACTTCAGCGAGTGACAACCCAAGACTACAACTGAATATCGTCTGTACCTGAACATGTCAACGAAGTAACTGAACGAAACGAGAACACAATGCCCAAGTTCAAGGGTGGATTCGGCATCGACGACGTCAATGAGGCGATCAACGCCGATGCCGGTGATGCGCAGGTAGGTTACACCGGAGAAGTCCCTCCCAAGGGGGTCTACCGGGGTCGCCTCAAGCGCATGGAGCTGACGAAGACCGGGGAGCGTTCCAACAACCCCGGTACTCCGATGCTCCGCATGCTGGTGGAGATCGACGAGCCCAAGGGCTCGAAGAAGAGCCAGTACAACGGATATGGCATCTGGAACAACCAGACCATCACCAAGAAGTCGACCGGCTTCGTCAACCAGGTTCTGGAGGCCCTGGTCGGGGGCAACGAGCAGAAGGCCAAGGCCGTCAAGACCTGGTTCTGGAAGGAGCAGTTGGTCACCGACGAACCCGAAGGTGGGCACATTCTCGCCATCGGCAAGTTCAAGATCAACTCTCCCGAGGCTGACATCGCCGTCATCGTGGACACGAAGAACAAGCGCACCAACGCCGAGTACCCCGACCCCGGTCTGGAGATCAAGCGGTGGCTGGTTCCGAGTGGCGACTCCGACGACGATGACTCGGTGGACGAGGTTGATGACGACCTCGACGCCGACGAGTTGGATGACGAGGACGAGCTGGGTGACGACGACGACCTGGAGGCTGGGTTCTGACCAGTTCGGCGTAACCCCCGCTGGTTGGTCTATTTAGACCGTATCTGAGGATGACGGGGTCGGTTCGGTATACCGGATCGGCCCCGTCATCCTGCTTCTAGGCCGCGTGCCGGTACCGTATACGCGGGTCGGATAGGGTAGAATAATCGGAGTAGAGGAACCCCGAGAGGACAACAAAGTGAAAGTATGCGTGATTGGCTGTGGGCCTACGGGACTCTTGGCATCAGCCGCCGCAATGGAGATGGGACACAAGGTTGAAATCTGGTCCCAGCCGAAGAAGTCAGAACTCTTCGGTGCCCAGTACCTGCACTGCCAACCGCCGCTCGTCCAGGGCGTTCCTGAGTTCACCGTGAACTACAAGACCTTGGGTGGGGCTGAGGCATATCGGAAGAAGGTCTATGGCCCCAGCTGGGATGGAACGGTCAGCCCCGAGGACTTCCAAGAGCCGCATCAGGGTTGGGACATTCGCTTCACCTACGAGATGCTTTGGTCGCTGTTCGAGGGCAGCATCCATCCGTTCACCATCTCGAACTTCGATGAGGCGAACATGCTGATCGACTTTGACCAGTACGATGTGATCTTCAGCTCGGTGCCTCGCACCGTGTGGAAGATGGGCAATGAGGTATTCCTCAGCCAGGACGTGTTGGCAGTCGGCGACACCACCTGGCGGAAGCTGGACGTACCGATCCCACCAAACACCGTGATCTGCAACGGGCTCAACCGCCCCTCTTGGTACCGAGGTTCACACATCGACGGGTTCAAGACGCTCGAATGGCCGCTGCGTGACAAGTTCGATCGAGCAATCAAGCCACCCATCCCTGGCGTCGTCAAGGTCAAGAAGCCTTTGGCCTACCGACCTGATCCGAACAAGCCGAACCCGGCTGACCAGAGGTTCCATCACATCGGAAGGTATGGAGAGTGGAAGAAGGGCGTTCTGACCAGCGACGCTATCGCCATCGTGAGGGAAGTGTTGGGTGATGGGTAACAATGGATCTCAGGCGTTCGACAACGGCAAGCCGATCATCGCGCTCGACATTGATGGAACCCTCGGCGACTATCATGGACATTTCCTTCGGTTCGCCGAAGCCTGGTATGGACGGCCTATGCCTGATCCCAGTGAGATTAATCCTGGGCTCCCGCTGCACAAGTTCATGCAGACGAGCAAGGCCACATATCGGCAATGCAAACTTGCATACCGACAAGGTGGTCTCAAAAGAAGTATGCCTGCCTACCCAGGAGCTGCTGGACTTACTCGATATATCCGCCAGAGTCTCGGTGCAGAGGTTTGGATCTGTACTACCAGACCTTATCTACGTCTGGACAACATCGACCCAGACACCCGTCACTGGCTCCGTCGGAACAATATCCAATATGATGGCGTCGTGTGGGGGCCGCACAAATACCGTGACCTGGCCAAGAGGGTTGGAACGGATCGCATTGTGGCGGTACTGGATGATGAGCTTGGCCTTGTCAAGCAAGCTAGAGAGGTTGGGGTTGAAAACGTCTACCTCAGAGACCAACCGTACAATATTTGGTCGGATGCTCTCGGTAGGCCCAATCGCCGAATCATGAAGAAAGATGGGGTCATCCGGATTGACGGAAACTATGACCGGGGATTGATTCAGAAGTACCTCAGATGGGACGTGGAAGGATGGCACCAAGCAAGAAGCTTGTAGATGAGCTGGCCAACAGCAGCAGTGGAAAGACACACTGGGCCAAGGACGACGAAGGATCGCCACTCTGTGGCACTTCACTGTGGGGCAGCCTATCAGGAACCATTGATGACCCCGACTACATCAACTGCGTGACCTGCAAGACCTGCCTACGAATGATCAAGAAGCGAAAGGAAGAACAACATGGCTGACGCAATTGTGCTCACCGTCGATTACTACCCTGATCGGCTGAGCAATCAGGGGCAAGAGATCATGTACGAGATCGCCCCGAAGGTTCTGGAGAACTTCGCTCGGAAGAACGCGGACTACGGCGACACCAGTTTCGACCTGGGCATCGCTGGGCAGTACGCCGAACTGTGGCGGAAGGTCGGCAAGCTCAAGGGGCCGATGTGGGAAGGCAAGAGCCTTGAGTTCGAGCAGATGGACGAGATTCTGCAAGACCTGATCGGTCACTGCCTGCTGTCCCTGTACTTCCTGCGCACCCAGGAGGTAGAGTGCATCACGCCGGTCGCTGCCAAAGTGCTCAATTCAGCAATGGGCAATCAACTTCGACACTTACCTGAGGAAGAATGTGGCACCTACTGCAACATCGACGAATCAGGGCGCTGCGAGAATCCTGATCACTACGAATTGAAGGCATGAGATGAGTGACGAGTTCGGTTGCGACACCGGCGTCCATGGACGCAAAGAGAACAACGACAAGGGCTGGGTCGCCAAGTACGATGCCCGTGAGAACCCCCAGATGGATGAGCCGCTGAACTTCGCACTGTTTGGCCTAGCTCGCCAGCAGGAGTTCCTGGACATGCAGTGGCGCGAAGTCGACTGGGACCTTCCCGTTCTGGACCTCGGACCGGGAAACAAGATCATCCCCGGTGCGGTCCGGTGCGAGTACCCTGAGTACAACTTTGAGTCACCAGACTTCCTGCCCACGGCTCAGACGTCTACATCATTCAAGTTCCTCAGCTCGGATGACGTTCTGGATGGGAAGTTCGGGTACACTGACGCCTACTCCATGTACCGATGCACGTTGCCCTACCCGGACAACAGCGTGGGTGGCATCTTCGCGGTCAACATCCTCGAACACCTCTGGGACCCGAGGCCGATCATGGAGGAGTGCGCGAGGGTCTTGGCACCGGGTTGCCCGCTGAATATCGTTGTGCCGCATGCACATTCGGTGATCTACTCGCAGGACCTGGACCACAAGAAGGAGTTCGTTCTGGACTCCTTCAAGAACTGGCTCAACAACCAGTACTGGGGTCCGGACCGGACCGCGTTGAGGCTGCGGGTCGGCACCCTGTTCAAGTTTTCCATCAAGGAGGGCAACGAGAACATCCAGTGCCAGCTCGTGAAGAAGTTCGATTCGGAGGAGTGATGGCTGGCAAGAACGTAGTACGGATGCTCAAAGGCACCGTCAACCACATCTGGGCGATGGTGAACTTTGAGGGTCCGTACGAGGACGATGGTGATCGCAAAACTGACATCGTTGATCTGGGGAGGCAGTCGCCTTCTTCCGCCAACGGGATCAGTTCGCAGATCCATCCGGACTCCTTCACTGACTGGCGGAAGGGATCGGCAATTCAGTGGCACAAGCCTCTGATTGACATTGACCTTCCGATTGCCGCCGTACCATCCACGACCGAGGGCCACTTCCACCTGTTCATCGACAAGGAGCTGACCTGGGAAGAGTACAAGACCCTGCTGAAGGTTCTCCGTGACCTGAAGATCATTGAGGACGGGTACTACCAAGCGTCACTGCGACGCGGGGCCACATGGGTGAGGGCACCGTGGTGCAAGAAGCCACCCGAAGAGATCATAGAAGAGGAGCCATCCTGATGAGCTACCTGGTACTAGGAGGTAAGGACGGCGGTGTGGGAATGGCCGTCGTTGACCTCCTCAAGGAGATGGGCCATACGGTCTTTGCCACCGATGCCAAGGTTGATGTGCGATCGGCTGCCATCATTGATGAGGTTGCGATCTCGTTGACCAAGATGGAGCCGAAGCTCGAAGGCGTGGTCTACTGCGCCGGAGTCAACCACCTGAGCTGGTTGGGGCAGATGGAGCGGAGCGGCCTGCAAGATGCAGCCAACATGTTCGCGATCAACTCGCTTGGCTTCCTATCGGTAATGGACTCGTTCGTTCGGCACTACGACCGACCTCTGAGTATCGTTGCCATCAGCTCTGACGCTGCGGAGCGCCCGTTGAGGACTTCCTCGGCGTACTGCGCAAGCAAGGCCGCGCTCAACATGCTCGTGAGAGTCGCTGCTCGGGAGCTGGGGCCGAAAGGGTGGCGCGTGAACGCGGTCGCACCGGGCATGCTGGATGGGACCGGAATGTCCAGCCACATGGACACCCAGATTCCCTTGGTTCGCGGGTGGTCCTTGAAGGAGGCGATGGATTACGAGAAGTCCCAGGAGGTCGTACCCGGTCGCATTCCGCCACGGGAGGTTGCCGAGGTGGTCTTTGACCTCCTGACCGGACCGAAGCACATGAATGGTGAGATTGTCACCCTGAATGGAGGCAGGTAGGTCATGCCTCCCGACTGGCTTATTTGGCTCCTGGTTGCACTGGGCGTCTTTCTGCTGGTCATGATGCTCGCTAGTTTCATTGTCAATGGTATAGACCGAAGCATTGACCCCCGGCTGGACGAGAAGATGATCAAGGCCAAGAATGATGCCTTGATGGAGAGTGAGGAGAAAGCATACGCCGAGAAACTTATGGAGGGGTGGCTCAGCAATCACTGGGAGCCACTTGATGAATGGGTTCCGACACCAGATCAGAAATGGGAAGACAATGCCGATGAGCTACGAAGAGGCCAAAGAGGCCCTTCACGAGATGTACGATGACGAGTGGATCGAGCAGAATGGCGAGGAAGAGATGATCGAGGAGCTGATGAAGCTGTGAGCTGGGAGACATACACCCAAGTACTCTCGATCATGTTATGGTTCTACATGCTCACCGCCGGACTAGTCAGGGAGATCAAGAAGTAATGCGCTGGGTCAGTCTTCATACGCATTCCACCTTCTCGTATGGTGACGGCTACGGGCCGGTGAAAGACCACGTTGCCCGAGTTGAAGAGCTTGGCATGACTGCCATCTGCCTCACCGAGCACGGCCATAACTCTTCTCACGTGCAGCTTGAGAAGGCATGCAAGGGCACCAGCATCAAGCCCATGTATGGATGCGAGCTGTACGTTGTCCACGACAACTGGGAAGAGCAGCGACGCAAGTACCACCAGATCGCGATTGCCATCAACGAGAAGGGTTACCAGAACCTCAACCGGATCGTCTCAATCGCGAACTCGCCGGAATATCAGTACGACCGTTTCCCCACCATCCCCAGGCACATCCTGTTTGAGTACTCAGAGGGTCTGGTTGTTACCAGTGGCTGTGCCGACTCGCTGCTGAGCTGCACCCTCCTTGGCGGAAAGAACATGGGGCCCAAGAGACTGGAATACAATGAAGAGCAATACCGAGAGACTGTCGCACTTGCGGCAGAGTACCAAGAGGTATTCGGACCGCGTTACTTTCTGGAAGTGCAACGTTTCCCGAGACTGGACCGTACAAGGGTGCTCAATCCGGCCTTCGAGCGGATTGGTGCTGAACTTGGGATTGAGCTCGTTGCCACGGCGGACGTCCATTACCCTCACCCTGGGGACAACAAGATGCAGCGCATACTCCACGCTGCGAATCGTGGTGGTGGGAAGACGATTGCCCAAGCTGACGCTGAGTGGGAATACGACATTCTCCTCACTTATCCTGAGTCAGATTCGGAAATCTACCACGACCTTATTGCCACCGGACTCACCCCGAAGGCAGCGAAGAGATCCATTCTGAACACTGCGGCCATCGCGAAGCGATGCACCGTAGAGCTTCCCAAGAACGAACCGATCAAGTGGCCCTATCCTGGCAGCGGTCTCCGTGGCGAGGATATTGTGGCCGACGTGGAGAAGGAGGGCAACAATGATCCGCAGACTTATTCGAGCATTGAGGAATACACTTGGGCGCGTCTCCGCAAGGGTTGGGCGTTCCGCATCCAAAGCAATATCCATATGCGGAAGAACAAAGCGCAGTATACTGAGCGTGTCAAGTACGAGATGGAGCGCATCATCCCTCGTGGATTCTGCGACTACTTCGGCATGCTCAGCTACCTGGTCACCTGGGCCAAGGACAACAAGATTCCTGTTGGACCTGCTCGCGGAAGTGCTGCTGCTAGCCTGGTTTGTTACCTGCTCCGCATCACCGAGGTCGACCCACTACAGTTCCCGACGATGATGTTCGAGAGGTTCATCGACCCCAAGCGATTGGACCTCCCAGACGTCGACTTGGACTTCGCCGACGACCGACGCGATGAGGTCCGCCAGGAGGCCATTCGGGTCTTCGGAGCTGACCGTGTGGGCAACATCGGTAACTTCACCAGGTACAAGGGCAAGAACTCGATCACTGACGTGGCGAAGGTCTACGGAATACCCAAGTTCGATACTCAGGTCGTCAAAGACCTGATCATTGAAAGGTCAGGCGGTGACTCTCGACAGAACGACACGCTCATGGACACCTTCGAGATGTTCCCTAAGGCACGAGCAGTACTGGACAAGCATCCGGAATTGGAGCTTGCCTCGAAGCTTGAGGGGAACTACCGGGGCGCAGGGGTTCATGCAGCAGGACTCGTCATATCCAACGCTTCCATCCCGGACACCTGTGCCCTCCACACGCAAGAGTCAGGCGGTCGTGAGATTACCGCTGTCCCCTACGACAAGAAGGACGCAGAATATCTGGGCATGCTGAAGGCTGACTTCCTTGGCCTGAAGACGATGGGCGAGATCGGGCTCATGCTGAACATCATCGGCATGGACCTGGAAGACCTTTACCGCATCCCCCTGGATGACGAGGAGGTGATGGACGCCTTCCAGAGGAACGATGTTCAGGGCATCTTCCAGTTCGAGGGTCGAGCCACCCGAGTCACCTGTGACCGAGTCAAGCCGGACAACTTCATGGAACTGGCGGATATTAACGCACTGTCCCGACCTGGACCGTTGTTCTCTGGCATGACTGATCATTATATCAAGGTCAAGTGGGGCGACATGGAGATTGAGAAGCTCCATCCCATCGTCGATGAGTACACGTCGTTCACCAAAGGTCAGATCGTCTATCAGGAGCAGGTTCTTGGAATCATTAAAGACCTGGGTGGATTCCCAGTTCAGCGAGTTGGCGACATTCGGAAGATCATCAGCCAGAAACTTGGCGAGGCGAGCTTCAACGAGATGTACGAGGAGTTTGAGTCTGGGGCCAAGCGACTTCATAATGTGGAACCTGCCCTCGCTAAGCGAATCTGGAGCTTCATGGTCACTTCGGCCACCTACAGTTTCAATATCGCTCACTGTGTCTCCTACAGCATGCTCGCTTTCTGGCAGATGTGGCTCAAGATCCATGATCCTGTCGCTTTCTACTACGCCAAGCTAGAGAAGACGCCGAACGACAAGAACAACCAGGACAAAATCCGCAAGTACATGAAAGACGCTGTGCGACACGGGGTTTCAGTTGCCGCACCGCACCTCAACAAGAGCACGAAGTCTTGGGCGTACGACCATTACGTCCCGGCTTCAAAGACGAAGCCAATCACATGGAAGGAGGGTGATCCGCTGGTCGGCGCTGTCCATGCTGGATTTACCCAGATCAAGGGTATCGGAGACAGCTATGCTGACAATATTCTGGAGTTGCGTGATCGTCTCGGTGGCTTTGACAGCTGGGAGGATCTACTTGGCGCGAAGGGGATCGGACCAGGACGACTAGAGAAGATCATGGCCTTCGTAGAGAAGGATGATCCCTTTGACGTCCGACTGGCCGAGCACATTCTCACCGAGTACCGACGCCGCATCAACTTGGGCATCGACGGATGGGACGAGGTGCTTGAGCCGGACATGACCTCTGACGAGGTACCCAAGGACTTCTTCGGAATGTTCACATGGATGGGCATGGTGAAGAAGAAGGAGTTCAAGGACCTGATGGAGGACGAGCGAGCACGATCTGGTCAGTCGACCGAAGAGATCATGGCCCGACTGAAAGACCCGCACCTCACCAAGAGCTGCACCCTGCACTGTTACGATGATGGTGACGAGGAGATTTACGCTCGCATCAGCCGATGGGACTACGAAGCATTGGAGACGCTACTCGAAGAGATCGAACCCAACAAAGACGTAATCGTGATCACTGGCAAGCGCAAGCGGATGTTTGGTATCTCCGTAGGAGTCAAGAACATCCAGGTGATCGACCCGACCGATGACATCCCTGGCATTCTGGAGAATGCCCGAAAGAAAGCAGCTGGTATACAATGACGCTCAACCATCGCCAGGCCGTTCGCGGCACCGCAGAGTTCAACGACCGTGAGCTCAACTTCCTGGATGATCGCTACCAGGACAATACCTTGATCTCCGCCATCTTCGAGTTCATGAAGGTTGGCAAGCAGCTCAAGGACGACCGGGGCAAGTACATTCGATTCGGCGACGACCCCAAGGCACCCCACCGCAAGCGTCGTCGCTCCTGGTTGGCAAGTGCAAATGACGGCGAGGTTGGTGAGTTCCTGGACGCCGACTTCCAGAATGATCTGATCGAGTACATCGACGGGGCCATCGACGTGGCCTACATCGCCCTTGGCGGACTCATCGAAGCCAGTGAGGGAAGTGAGATCGTGGCCCAGGCTCTCCTCAAGGAGGTGCTGCGATCCAACGAGACCAAGCTGGTCGACTGCGAGGTTCGGGACGATGGCAAGGTGGTGAAGGGGCCGTACTACGAGCCGCCCAGGATCGAAGCCATCCTCACCTACTTCGCCGTGCGTATCCCTGACCGGGGCGCGTCAGGGTCCGTCGTCGCTATCCCCGCTGCGACGGGGCCGAACCTGACGGCAGTGCCGGACCCCGAACCTACCGAAGTCGGCGTCAACTTTCTCGGAGAGGACAACAACTGATGGCTGAGCTGAACCCCGAGCAGATTCAGACCCTGCTCGGCTTCATGGACCGCATGGCGACCGGCCTTGAGAAGATGGTGGTCGCAACGAAGAAGACCAACGAGTTGCTGTTCAAGACCCTGAGCACCATGGAGGCCAACGGGGAGAACGGCAGCGACCTCGTGGAGCTGTTGGCATCGTGGCCGATCATCATCCCCAGCACCGACCACAATGATCCCGATGGGATCACCATCGCACCCGTCGCCCAGATCATCGAGATGATGGCCGAGGATGAAGAGGAGGATGAGGATGGACCCCAAGAAGGCTGACAACGGGCCTCGTCTGGGGCAGATTGGCAGCTCAGAGTTCCGAACTCTGGACAAGATCATCCTAGACACCGGGGTCAGCAGCGTCATTGACAAGCTGACTGCTCCACCAGAGACCGTGCGGCAGCACCTGGACCGGATCGGCGTTGGCTTCAAGGTCCCGATGGTCAATGGCCGTCTCGTAATCGAAATTGATGTGGCGGAACTGGAAGCCGCCGAGAACCCCAAGGAGGGTCAGAAATGAGCAGCAAGGAAGTTCGCAAGTGGGTGGACCCATTCATGTTTGAAGCGGAGGAGATCAATGAAGATACAGGTCCCGAGGTCTACCTCCTGGCCGGTAATCCTGATCCACTGGGGAGCATTGCGGCTGCCGCGAAAGCATACATGGGTGAGTTTGTGGGTTCGCTGTCCGAAGTCACTGATGCGGAACGGCGCCACTATCTCACCGAGATCCAGAAGACTGCCTTGGCGATGCCCCTGGAAGCGGTACAGTTCCATTTTCGTATCAAGGGTGTCACTCGGGGATTCACCCACCAGATGGTACGTCAACGTACGGCTGCATACAGCCAGGAGTCCACACGATTTGCCGTCAAGTCTGGAGTTCCAGTGGGCCGACCGCCCTCACTCGACGGAACTCTGAGCGAACAAGAATGGTGGGAAGCCGAAGGACCTATCGTGCCAAGCAACCATATTTCCAAGGAGGAGTACGTGGAACGCTATGCCACCAAGGAGCAGCGTTGGCGGTTCAAGTGGGACGAGATAAACGCCCAGATCGCAGCGTTCTACAACGGCGTTGTGGCTGATGGGATGCCTGCTGAGGATGCTCGGGGAATCCTGCCGACGAACCTTCTGACTCAGCTGAACTACATCACGAACCTTCGGAACCTCCAGGTGGAGGGCGGTAAGCGACTCTGCACCCAGGCGCAGTTCGAGTGGCGGATTGTGTGGGCGAAGATGGTCGAGGCAATCCGGGAGTATGGATCACGGCAGAGCTACCTGAAGCCTGACCCAAATGGACCGGACCATCCCCCGCTGCTCCGACCTTCGGCCTGGCAGTTCGAGGAGCTGGCCAAGATTTTTAAGCCGGTCTGCTACCTGGAAGGGTCCTGCCCGTTCAACGCCAGCTTCGACCGTAAGTGCTCCATCCGGAGTCGAGTCGAGCAGAACGCCGCAGCCAACCGACCTTCGACCGAGTGGGCCAAGCCCCACTACGTGTCCAACGGTGATTGCACCGACGAGGACGAGATGAGGCAAGGGGTCTATCACAAGGGATGGGACCTCGGCATCGAGCCCATCCACCCGGCTGAGTGGCTGCTGGACCCGAAGGCGGCGCGATAATGGCAATGGTCTGTGGAATCTGCGCCGATGGTCTCTGCGAGAACCATGAAGAAGATTGCGTCACCGATGGCACCATCATCGAGACAATCGGCGGAAAGTGCAACTGCCCCAATCTGGAGGAGAATGATGAAGCCGAGTCCAGCACCGGACCTGAGTGAAGGCAGGATGGAGCGGGCTAAGAAGCCCAACCCCAAGAGCCTTCCGAAGTTCGTCACCGTCATCGCCATCGACCCTGGTGAGACGACGGGCTGGGCACTGTGGAATCTGTATCCGGAGGTCCTGGTCTATGACGACGAGAAGATCAGCGACAACATCCAGATGTGGACCCATGGCCAGGTTGAGTGCGTAAGCCGGTTTGAGGATGAGGACTTCGAGGACCTGGGCATCGCCTTCGTCAACGAGTCGGAGGCTATCGGCGTTGCCGAGTTGGTTGGCCTTCTTCGCTCGTGGGACGGCGCTGCCGTGGTCATCGAGTCCTTCATCCTCCGCCAGCAGCGCAAGGATGCCAGCCTGCTCAGCCCCGTTCGGATCACCGCAGCACTGAGCCAGTGGTTGTGGCAGCAACGTCGGCTGTACTTCGTTCAGCAACCGTCGATGGCCAAGACGACCGTCACCGATGCACGCCTCAAGACTTGGGGCTTCTACGAGCGGTCTGGCGGAATGCAGCATGCCAGGGATGCTGACCGTCATGCCATCACCTTCTTGAGACGGTGCAAGGGCAGCAATCCAGCAGCAGCAAAGCTGCGCCACAAGGCGTGGCCCCACATTTTTGATGAAAAGGGTGACTACCGTTATGGATAAAGTGAGCAGGATTGTGATCCTCGTGGCCCGAGGTATCGGCGAGAAGGTGGACCAGAACATCCCCATGCAAGTGGCCTACAGGGCCAGAGCTGACATCGGTGCGAGCTTCATCTTCAAAGCGATGGTCAAGGAGCTGCGCTGGCCCGCAGAATATGGGCCATTCCCCAAGCCGCACTCCAAGGTCAGTTTCAACGACTCCCTTGAAACTCTTCACTCCATGCTCAACATGGAGGTCTTCGATGATGGCCACACCATGTACTTCCTCGTGGGGTACTCTGGTGGAGCCGCAGGGATCGGCGACTGGCTGGCCCAGGCATCACAGAAGCAGAAGGATTTGGTGCTCGGCTCGGTGCTGATCGCTGATCCGTCGACGCCCAAGGGCATCATCCCGAACGATCCGATACTGGGTGAGGCACGGTATGGCATCCGAGGAAGCCGTCCCATTGACCACCACACCGTCAGGTGGATCTGCAATCCCGACGACGTGATCTGCTCTTGCCCCGAGAACAGCCCGCTTCGGCTGATCGCGTCGGCGACGCCGAACGCCGCCCTGGCGGACATGGCAAGCTGGGGCACCGTTCTCAACCAGATGGCTATTCGGCAGGCCAGCCAGATAGCAAGGGGGCAGTTCACCAACATGATGAACAAGAAGAGTGCCCAGGAACAGGTTGATGCCATCCGAAAGCAGTTTGACGTGGCATTCAGGGATGCCTACGGCTACATTGCTGGGGATGACCACGTGGCTTATACAGTGCGCGGCGAGAAGAAGTTCCACCCAACATGGTCGGAAACGGCGTCGAACTTCATCAGTCTGAAGGTGCTCAGCACCTTCCGACGGTGACCTCAGCCATATCGGCTGAAACGGAGATAGTACCCTAATCGGGTAGGCTAGACCTGAGGGCGGATACCGGATGGACCGGGTTGGAACGACCTGCGGCACACTTGCCAGCAACTTGCAGGCCCCGGTATTCGCCCTCTTCCATTGAGCAGGCATAGAATGGGAGCAATAATGTACCTTCCTCGAAGTATCCAATTTCCAGACAGCAAGCGAGCGCCGCGTGGTGAGGGCGAAGCGAAGAAGCCCCTCAAGGTGTGGATGAGCCCCGAGATGGAAGAGACCGTCAACCAGTGGTCGCATGACCTCAACTGTGCACCGGGCGTGATCGGCCGATGGCTCATGGGCATTGGTGCAGAGCATCTGAAAGCGGAGATCGAGCGAGAGCTTGGCGAAGAGTACGCCAACCGCCTCGTCAGTTGATCACCATCAGAACCCCCGGAGGGTCTCACCAGGCTACGCCGACCCCGTAGCCGTTTTGTCATGCCCATCGTAGGGTAAGAAAGCGATCACCCAATGGCAGAACCTGCTCGTGACATCAACTCGTCTCGGCCATTCCACCGTACGGCTCAGGCGTGGCTGGACAAGGGGCACCTTCCCTTCCCTTTGAAGCCAAAGGGTAAGAATCCCCTGGAGAAGGATGCCTATACTGGCAAGAAGAATCCATTCCCGAAGGACCCACAACAGTTCGTTGAGGCCCAGCTAGCTAAGGCACCGCAACGAGCCAACATTGGCATCTGGGTCGGCCCTGATATCATCTGTCTTGACATCGACCACTACGTCAAGGATGAGGGCGCCGACAAGGAGAAGCGATACGTTGGCCACGACGAGTACCTGAAGCTGGCGGAAGAACTCGGGCCGCTTCCAGACACGTACATCACCACCGCACGCTCCGATGGTAAGAGTGGCATCCATTGGTACCGGATGCCCGAGAAGTACATCAACCGTGAGACGCTGAACAACACCATCAACCTGTCTGGCAAGGCAGCGAGCAACATTGATGTTGTCCACCGTGGTTATCGTTTCGCTGTCGTCGGCCCTTCCATTCACCCTGAGACCGACTCACCATATCGAACCTACGCCCCTGGTGTGGCACCGGATGGTAAGTCCTTCGAGGCCACCGATCCCTTCTCCACCGAAGACCTGCCGTACCTGCCTGAACCGTGGATCAAGTTCCTTTCCAAGGACTACACCGAGTACAGCGAAGTCGACATGGACATGTCGATGCAGTCCGACAAGATCATCGACTGGTACCGGGACCGTATGCCCAAGGGCAAACCTTGTGCTCAGGTCAAGAAGTCCTTGAAATACGCTCTCAAGGAATTGAGTGAGCGAGCCGATGGACACGAAGTGCTCACCGCAGCTGACTGGAATCTCTTGAGCCTTGGCTCCGAGGGCCACCCTGGGGCATTGGCTGGGGCGAAGTACTTTGAGAAGCAGTACTTCGAGTCCATGGTGAAGCGAGGCAAGCGTTCACCGTCTGAGGTGAAGCGGGAAATCTTTCGGTCCAGGACCAACGCCATCCGTAAGATCAAGGCCCACGTCGATAAGATGGAGGACGAGGGCATCGACGTGGTGGGGAAGTCTTGCACCTGCGTCGACTTGAGCGAAATCGTTAGGGCGCAGTCGGAGGAACTAGCCTCAATTATCTCCCTCGTGCCGCTCGACGCCGGGAAGGCCGAGACGAAGGGCGGGGGTACCGTTCGGAGTCCCGAGGACTACTCGATGGACGATGATGGAAATGCTGAGTTCCTCTACGACCTCACCGGCCATGACAATCTCAAGTACGTCAAGGGGGTGAACAAGTTCATCCTGTGGAATGGTAAGCGGTGGAAGCAGGATGACGAGCTTCACTCGTTGACTCGAATCGTCTACCAGAAGGTGAAGGAACGACAGCAGACCTACGCCAACTCATTGAAGGATGCCGTCACCGAAGCAGCCAGCGGACTTCAAGAGGCTCGGAACGAGCAAGCCAAAGACGGCTCGGTGTCTTCAGCGACCGAGGATTACAACACGGCCAAGAAGAAGTACAACGAGTGGCTGAGGTGGGCCCAGAGGTCCGGCAATGTACTCCATATCAAGAATGCACTCACCGCATATCAATCAACTAGCTTCGAGTCCACCATTGATTCGGGCGACCTTGATGCTAACCGTATGCTACTGGGCGTAAAGAATGGAGTACTTGAGCTTCGTGAGGACCGGGTGGTGTTCCGCCAGGCGAAGTACAGTGACTTCGTCACCTTGAACACTGGCATCGAGTATTTCGAGGGTGGCATTGCTGAGGCGGCACGGAAGGGTGGAGACCTGGCTGAGTCGGCGATCATGTGGGAGAACTACCTCAACAAGGTCCTGCCGGACCTGGAGCTGAGGGAGTTCGTCCAGCGAGCATTCGGTGCAGCACTGGGTGGACCAGGCAAAGAGCGGCTGATGTACTTCCTCTATGGACCGAGCACGACTGGTAAGTCGACCATGATTCGGCTCATTGAGGAGGCATTGGGGGACTACTCGATGCCCATCAACCTCAACATCTTCAAGAATGCCAAGCTCAATCCTGCACTCGGAGAGGCCATGGACCGTCGAGTTGTGGTGGCAAGCGAGGTCTCGCTAGAGACCGGGATGGATGAAGGGATTGTCAAGCAGATCACCGGCAACGATCCGCTCTCCGTTGAGTACAAGAACTCAAACCACATGAAGCGGGGCATCTTCAAGGCGACCGTAGCCATTGCCACGAACGTTCCACCGAGGATCAAGGGGGCCGATGATGCGCTGTATCGACGGCTCTGCGTCATGCCATTCAATGAACGGCTGACCAGCGAGAACCCTAACTTCGTGGATGACTTCGTTCGTAAGAACGGGCTCACCATGGTCTTCCACTGGATGGTCGACGGCTACCAGGCATACACCAAGAAGGGGTTGCATCGTGGCACTTGGCCGGAACGGGTGAAGCTAGCCACCTTGGAGTTCGGCCACGGCATGAGTGATATCGGCGAGTTCTTGGAGGCAACCGTAGTAGAAGTGCCCTTCAACGGTGAGACTGTCGAGACTCGCAGCTCTACTGCTCTGGAATGCAAGTCGGTCTACAAGGCATACGAGTCGTGGTGTACCAAGCAGAAGATACCAGACGGAGACCGTCTGACCTTGAACGGATTCGGTCGGCAAATGAAGGCCCAGGGGTACCGAAGCCATGCCGTAAGGATGGTGAAGGGCAATCCGCCAGTCAAAGTTTACGAGGGAATCCAGTTCGTAGAGAGCTATGGCTCCACGCCGCAGTTCAAGGATGGAAGTTAGCACCATCGGACTTCCCTCTACTTTTTACCTAGAAAGTAGAGGGAAGTCGGGGGAATCCTATGCTGACCTGCATAGAAATCGACGGGGCGTTACCGGGGGCCGAGAAACGGTTACGGTGAATAACCGCAGGTCGGAGCAGGTTTCTGAGGGCGGGAAAAGTGCAGGTCGGAGGGGGTAAAAACCGTAACCTCGATCGGTTACGGTGCGGTTACGCGGTTACGGTTTTCGAGAGAGGAAATACCATGCAGAAAGATGTGATTAACGTCACCTGTCCACGATGCAAGGCTCGGCCAGGAGAGCAGTGTGGCGGAAAGGCTCAGCCAGACAGTGCCGGTAATCGAGTCCATATACCACGGGTGGATCGGTACATCAAGGTTAGTAACCTTGCCACCGAAGCGTGGGATCATTTGCAGACCGATGCCAGCAGTGAGTACCACCGGGAGCAGTTCTCGAAGAAGATGGATAAGGTCAGAGCATTAATTTGATATAGTCACCCAAAGCGAGAGGGGTTCGAGACCGCCCTCGGACCGGCGTACCCTCGTAGGAGACCCACCCAGGAGGTAGCAATGCCAGGACGACCAAGGGGTCGGCTCGCCAATGGGCCAACTCCATCAGAGATGAGCCATGGCCGGGGTACCCGCCCTTCGGTGGACCTGTTCCCCCAGCCAGACATGGACTATGACATCCTCGCTTATAAGCGAGCGGTGATGCAGACCGACCCCACTGTGGCTGATGCCGAGCTGGACTTCTACGGTGACATCGTGAACTACGATGAGTATGGCCGAGCACTGCCCACCTTGCGTGAGCGGGGCCATACTCCCATCGTGCGGGAACGTGGCCGAGGTGATATGGATGATCGCCTCGATCCGACCAACCCCTACCTGTACGAGCAGCGGGAAGGTGAACCAGGAGCCGACCCGAATGAAGCCTGGTGGAAGGGCGAGGTATCCGATCCACTACGTGTGGGTTGGGAAGAGGGCAACTATGACCCTGAGGCCAATGCCAAGACCGCAGCCTATAAGGCTGGTACCGGAGAGCAAGCCTGGATCAGCAACGCTGCCACTTCCATGCGAGACCGAAACGTACGGAAGATCAAGCGTGTCGGTGGCCCTCCGCAGCAGCACTACAACCCCAAAGGGGAGGCTGATCCCCGACGAGAGGAACAGCCTTGGACCTGACCCTGAGTTGCAATGGCAGGCATCGGCAGTGCAGCCGATACCATGCCGACCTGGTAGCAAGCTACCGAGCAGAGCGGGAACGCCAAGAGTTAACCCTCGAAGGCATGGAGTACCAGAGCCGAGAGGACCACAATCGAGCATCACTCATCACCTTCGGTGAGTGGTTGAGAGGTAACAGGGTATATGGCTGAGGCATTCGAGTCCGACCCCACAGACCAGCGGCAATTGGCTGGATTGCAGAAGATCGAAGAGGGCATCATGGAGGTCAGCACCGCCCTCTTCGAGGACGAAGACATAGATCACATGATGCCAGTTTGCTGGGGAGTAGGCGTCGAACTCATCGGCTATAGTCGAGAGGGGCACCGGGTGCGACGGATCGAAACCCTGATGCCTGTGGGGCAGGGATTCTCCGCAACGCGGGGCATCCTGGAGAATGCCGCTGAGGGCGCAGCCGATGCGTTCTTCAATGGCACCGAAGACGAATGAAAGAAGATGGAGCGCATGGACGCCAGCAAGATTGAGATTTACACCGACATTGGGGGTCGAGTCTACGTCAACCCAGAGGGCAAGGGGTTCCCCTGGATGATTGTCGAAGAGGGCGAAGAGCCTGGTTCAATCCGACTCACCTCCAGGGCAATTGATGCTGATACCAAGGCCACCCTCACGAGGTGGGAGGCCGTGGGCAAGTATGACCCGCTGCTGCCAACTCAGAAGTCCCTGGTGCGATTCCGAGATCAAGTGGCCGAGGCACTGGGCTATGACGTGGAAGAGGGCCGGTACTCTCTCCGAACGCTTCTGGATAGCATCCGGTTCCTCCACGACACATCGCTGAAGACCACGATTGACAATCCGCCAACCAAGTCCTTGGGTAAGACCCAGGAGCCAAGTGCCATCGACCTCCTCAAGCACATCGTTGCCACCCAAGCCCAGATCATCGCCGACCTCACCGAACGGATCAGCAAGTGACCGAGAACCACGTCAGCCAGACGCTCGCTGCCAAGGCAGCCATTGAGCAGGCCAAGGTCAAGAAGCAGACCGAGAAGTCCATGTCCATGTACGCCGATGCCGACTCCATTGGCAAGGTGTGCCGCTACCTGGCAGGCTTCGCCTCTGTGGCATGGAGCAAGCCGCCGACTGGTGAGTTCGATCCGGACACTGCCAACATGGCAGCGTACCTGGCCGAGAAGCGCCTGGAAGAGATCATCCGAGATCGTATCTCAGAGGTCATCAACGGCCAGGTGGCGGACATGCTCGAACAGGCCCAGGCCAAGATCAACGCCTTCCCTGATCTGGGTGAGGACCCATACCTGTTCTTCAAGGTGGGGATGCGAGTTCGGCTGGCTGAAAGCGATGAGCCGATCTTTGGCACGGTTACCGCCCGCAACCCCAACTCGCCGACGATGGTGAATGTTGAGTGGGATGACGAAGCCACCAACAGCGTCCTTCGACCCCGAGACCTCGTGGTGCTCTAGTGGGTACCACTAGGGCTCGGAACATTGGGGTTGCCGACACGGTTGAGAACCGCTCTCTCAATCTGATCGGCAAGCCCGATGGGCCGATGAAGTACATTGATGAGTTCGGCTTTGAGGTTGGCACATTCACCAATCCGCGAACCGACCTGTACCGAGCCAAGGCTCGTACTGAGTTTGGCACCCTGATGCACCACGTCCCGCCCAGCAAGCGGGGCTACTACCGGCCAGAGCAGTGTGCCGACTACGATCCAGATGAGTTCGAGTACATCGTGGACCAGAAGGGCTATGCCCTCTGCACTCGGAAGACCAAATCAGGCAAAGCCTGTGCCAGCCGAGCACTCCACATGAGCTGGGTCTGCACTGCCCATGGTGGTGCTCTGCACCCCCTGGACAAGGCCATCTCTGAGGAGCGAGCATTGATGCCCACCAAGGATGGCGTCAGGCATGGCAACCAGTACCTGCCCGATGAGTTGGTGGGCCGCATGACTCGGTACCAGAAACTGGTCCACGGCATCATCACAGTCGAAGACCTGGATGACGAAGAGTTGGCCCGAGGCCAGTGCCGAGACGAAAATGGTCGCTTCAGCGGAAAGCCACCCAAGGCTATCCCCAAGGACATTCATGATGCCCTGGTGCGACGGCTCTTTGAGCGAGCACGCGAAGCGTTCCAGGCCGAGCTGCTCCCTGCGATCCAGACGCTCGGAGAGCTGGCACGGAGCGATGCTGTGGAACCGGCAGACCGGATCAAGGCCGCATCCCTGGTCATTGACCGGGTGATGGGCAAGAACGCCGAGGTCATCGTCCACAAGCAGGATGCCCCTTGGGAAGTGGCCCTCAAGACCATCACTGGCGGAAGTCGCGCCGAGTCCAGACGGGCTCGAGGTCTTGATCCAGAAACAGGCGAACCGATGGTTGACGCCGAGATCATTGATGAGGAGGACGAATATGTTGAGCTACCTGTTGACGCTGATGGAGATGCATCGGCATCTGGCGTAGGTGAAGACTGGGACCAGGACGAAGACGTACCTGTGGTACGTGGGACTCCTGTCGTTGAGGACGAGGAGGACGACTACACCACAGTCGGTGCTGCCATTGGCATCGACGAAGAGATACCAGGCGAAGCCGAAGCTAGGAAGGCCGAGGAGACCAAGAACCTGCGAGACCGCCTCAAAGAGGCGCGTCGGCAACGGTACTCGGCACGCAATCGTGGGCTGGACTCGGTTGAGGACCTGCCCTACACCATGAAGTCCAAGAAGAACCCAGATGGTGAGGGGTACCTCATCACTCTGACGCTCGATCTGGACAAAGACCCAGGAAGGAAGCGTCAGAGTGGAGACTTTGGCTGAGCCAAAGAATGGCTATGTGGTACGGACAGATGGGCCGAAGGCCATCTGCATCCATTGTGGAGAGCCCATCTATAAGTACAATGTACCAATCCGTCCTGCGGAGACAGGATGGGCGCATAGCCGGACCTTCATGGTTGGCTGTCAGCCTTTCAGCACCCCGCGACCGACTCAGGTAGAATCGACGGCAGACTAAGGAGGCCCCCATGGGAATGACCCGCCTGCGCAACATCCTCACCGGAAGCCACAAGTTCACGCCCATCAAGCGTGAGATCGGCTTCGCCGAGCGACTGGGCGCATTCAAGATGGCAGAACGGGCCGCGCTCGAACAGCGCACCATGCCCCAGCTGCCGCCCACCCCGCACGTCAACGTGCCGGGTGTCAGCGGTGTCAAGGCCAAGCCGGGCCTCGGTGGCGGAGTCATCAACCCGCTCTCCAACCGCAAGGCCAAGTAAGCCTCGCTGGGCCCAACCCCCCAATCCCTGGACGGGTCCAGCAGGACGGTGGCTTGAGCGCCCGGTGGAGTCGGACCACGTCAGGAAAGCTCGCCCCGTGGGGCCCAGGTCACGTCACTGGCCTGGGCCCCAAAACTTATCTCTAGGAGGACCAC